TTAAGACCGGTACAGGTAGAGGGGTCTTCCATCCTTTATGACCCTGTCTGGCTCACCCTGAATTAAAGGCAGGGCATAGGTAAGAAAATCTTCTGTAACATTGGTACCATGATCGCAGATCCAATGGGAAGGGAATAGCTTTTCTTTGTTGCATACTTCATTTACATCAACCGTAACGCATTGGATCTGATAAGGGGAATCAGAGATACGCTTGAAAGCGATCATAATACCTGTGGCTCCGTTAAGGGAAGCTTTAATTCCTTCCCTGCCGGCTGCGACCGCCTCTTCGATATCAGTAGCCGATGCAAGCATGCCGCTGCAGCGCTGATTTACGTTAAGCTCAATGGAGCGAACCTTTACCCCAAAGCGATTGCGGACAAAATTCTCTAACATTTTACCGCTTCCGGTCAGCATCTTGTGGCCAAATGTATCGGTTCGGACTTCGTCTGCGTACTCACAAATAAATTTTCCATTTGCATCAGAAATTCCTTCAGAGATGCAGACAATCACGGAACTTTTTTTAGACAAAGCCTTTTCTACATCTGCTGCAAATTGTTCAAATTCAAAGGCAGCTTCCGGAAGATAAATCAGGACAGGATTATCTCCTTCAAATTTTCTTGCGAGTGAACTGGCAGCGGTGAGCCAGCCTGCATGGCGCCCCATGAGTTCAACAATCGTCACAGACTTTTGCTGATAAACACAGGAATCCAAAACAATTTCCCGTACCGTGTCAGCCACATATTTTGCAGCACTTCCAAATCCTGGAGTGTGATCGGTATGAATCAGATCATTATCAATGGTCTTAGGAATACCGATAAATTTGATGCTGCTTTTGTGATGAGAAGCGTACCGGGAAAGCTTGCTTACGGTATCCATGGAATCATTACCGCCAATATAAAAGAAATAACCGATTTCCATTGCACGGAATTTTTCAAACAGTGCAGGGTAGAATGGTGATGACAAATCATCGGGCAGTTTATAACGGCAGGAGCCAAGGTATGCCGCTGGTGTCAGTTTCAGCAGTTTCAGTTCCTCCTGTGTTAAATCATTGGTCAGATCCATATAATTCCCGGACATGAAGCCTTCTATGCCATTGATCATGCCGTAAACCCGGCCGATCTCTTCGTGAGCCATTCCTTCTATTATAACGCCGTAAAGGCTTGCATTAATCACAGCGGTTGGTCCGCCGGATTGTCCTACGATTACATTTTTCTTCATGTATAATTTCCTCCAAATCTGCATATGCCAGGTGCACGTTTCCTATTCTATAATAGAAACTACATCTTTGCAACCCAATTTAAAGGATATAAGGGAATTGGAAAGGAATGGAAATGGAAAAAAGAGGATAAAAAGGGAGGAGCCGGTGAAATGTGGGTTTCACCGGCGAGTTATGAAAAAAAGTTTTATAAAACAAGTTTGGAGTAGTTCTTGTTTCTATAACTTAGTATATAGGAGAGATGTGAAGTAAGTTTGTAGAAGATGTAAATAATTTTTGTACGGCTTGTGAAAAAACTGTGAATGAATAACGATGGTATTTTATAAGCGATTATAGCTGATATATGAATATTAGCTGATTATAAATGAATAAATATTAATCAAAAACAACCTATAATTACACTGGTAGTAACGTACTATGCAACAAACTATACAACACTATACAACAAGATATACAACACTATAAAATCTTCTCAATTTCATTTCGGAACCATTCAATATCCATGTGAGTATAAACCCTATCAGTTAAATCTTTAATGGCATGACCCATAATTTTTTTCCTTGCAAATTCATTAATTCCATATTTCTTTGCCATTGTTGAGAAGGTATGTCTGCCATCGTGTAATACATGTCCCGAGATTCCGAGTTCTTCTTCTTTTTTCAACAACGAATGTCTAAAGGAATTTTCAATATATCTATAAGAACCATGAAATTGTTTTGTACGTCCAAACAGCATAGGACGTCCTACATCATTGGCTTCATTATAGTACTTCTGTATTATAGGTAAAACTTTTGGGTGGATCGGGACTATTCTATTAATTCCATTTTCAGTTTTAATTCCACCAGTATATGTTCTGTTTTTCAGATCGATATTATTTACAGAGAGAGTTATAACTTCACCCGGACGCCAACCAGAGTAGCATTGAACTATTGTCATGTCAATAAAAATATCTCCAATATTATCCCATAGAATTGCTAACTCCTCATTGGTGTATGGCCGTCCTACTCTTGACGTTTGCTTAGATTCCTTACTGGTGTTTATTGTAAAGGTACGTGCGTAGTTATCGGATACTATCCGGAGAAAGACAGCGTAATCAAAAAGAAGATTAAATAATATCTTCATGTTGCTTTTTACTGTGGAAGTAGCAGCTATTCTTTTACCTGCTTCATTTCCCCTATCTCCAGTTTTGTACGCATTCTTTATAAGATCTTCAATCATAGCTGGCATGAAATTTGTAACTTTAATATCATAAACTGGCTCGCAATATTTGAAAATTGCATCATAGGCTTTACGCCTATTATCATCTAAGTTATTATCATCTATGTATTTGGGTAACCATACATCGTATAATTCTTTGATAGTCAGGTCATTTTTCAAATCATATGGATTCTCCTGATAGCTTAAAATTGCTTTATAAGCATCTATCTTTTCCGGAAAAGATCCTAGAAAATCATATGTATAATAGCTTTTCCCAGTATCTTCATTAAGTGTAAGTTTAGGATTGACCATTGCTGCAAAGGGTCGACGGCGATTACCTGGTAATGCTTTTATGGTACCATAGCCGTTGGGTAAACGCATTAATGATTGTTGATCTGATTTCTTTGGTCTGCCTCGTTTGCTTTTATTATTTTCAACTGGGAGAATTGGGTACCCACAGTGAGGGCATGTAGTTGCCTGTGTGCTTATTTGTCCTTGGCATTCTGGACATTTTACTAACGACATAAAATCATCCTTTCCTGAAAAAGAGTATAAAAATAACACTATACCGGTTTACAGTTTAGTGCCAGGGTGATACAATGTATTTGAAGAATAGTATGTATCGGCACTGTCGGTATAATCTATGTGAAGCCGTTCGGTGTTGGTAGCACCGGGCGGTTTTGTAATTTAATTAATAGCATTTCGAACAGGGAGTTCTACCGAGTGACTCAGCTTCCGATTGTGTCATATGAGATGGATTTTTCATATTACTGCAATTAGAATCAGAATGGTATTTTGTCCCTGTTCTTGATACCCATACCATTCGTTCCTTATTATTAGAAGTGGTTTCCTTAGAAGCAGTTTGTGTTGGTTGGGTAGCCCCTGATTTACCAGAGCTCCCGCTTTTTGCGGTTGAGGTGTTCTGTATAGTCTGTGTTTGAACAATGCCGGAAATAATCAGTGCACCGTTTGAATTTACGGTTTTACCATCAGGTGTAGTCGTATTAGTAAGGCAGTAGCCTTTTTCATTGAAATAGTAACATTCTAAAACACCATCTGCATCCCCGTCAATCCATTGCCAAGCATTAACTGGATATGTACCATCATCGTTCTGATACCACCATCCGTTGGAATCTGACTGCCATTGTCCAGCAAAAGAAGCGAAGCTCAACACTATAGACATCATAGCAGTAGCAATTAACAATTTAAACTTTTTCATCCCATTCCCTCTTTTCTTTAGATTTATATTAAAAAGCCTATAGGCTATTTTAATTCTATTTTGAAATCAAATTAAGGATCCCCATGAATAACAGTTAAATATTGTTTTAGTAAATATTTTGCATCTTCATCTGAAAGCTTGTCTATCAGCTCATTCCGTTTATCTTTATCCTTTTCACAGATAATCGTAGTGGCTTTTTTTGTAGAGATCATATTAGTACCCCATATATTAAAATACTGACCCATGTAAATGATAATATTCTGTATTACTAAAAATGTATTCTTCCCCTACAACGAAACGGTGAACATTTAGAAAGTCAGAGTCGTTATCATAATAATCTGATTCTTTTTTCGTTGTATTTTTGGTAGTTGCGTGAGTGTATGGAAAAAACCAATCGCGTATATTTTTATGTAAGTTTTTATGTTCCCACAAGGGGAATATCTTATAGTCTGCTAATATTCGGTTTGCTGCCATGCATGACACATCAAAAGTCTCACAAATATCTTTTACTGAATTAAAATGTAAATGCCAAATGACGGATCTGGGAGCCAATATATTACTTGCAAATAGATCTGCCTCTTTTTCATTATCAGAAGACTCCCCTTCATGATTAAGTATAATATGACCAACTTCATGCATCAATGAAAATCGTTGGCGTTCTGTATGAGGGAATTTATCATTGTAAAAAATTACGCCCTGAAGAGTGAAAGCATCGTCACTAACCTGGAGGCATTTATTGATCTTTGCCTCTGGTAGATCCGAGTACTTATATAATGGTATATCAAGGCCAGTGATTATTTTAATACAGTCAATAGGGAAAGTTTTTACCTCACATTTTTTAAATACTTCTAATGTTTTCTCGATTATTCCGTTTTGCTCCAACAAAAAATTTCTCCTTAGTCATCGGACAGAAGAGTTCTAATAATGTCCTGTTTTTGTTCGAGCGTGAGTTTCTTACCGTTTCTGGCAATGAGACTTTGAATGTCATCATATGTAGGTTCATAAATAGCTTTACGACTGCTATCATCAAAATCATCTAATGACAACCCTAATACGCGAGCTATAGCTTTTAATGTTTCTAATTTAGGATCTTTTGTAGCTCCGCTTAAAATTTTATTCAAAGTGCCGATAGGAACACCTGACTTCTCCGATAAATCTTCTGTAGTCATGCCTAATTTCTTTTTGTATTCATTTATTCTTTCTAATCCCATTTTTCTCACCTCCTACTACGGTAATATTTTACCGCTTAGTATATAAAATGTCAATAACAATTTTCCATTAACGGTAAAATAATCTAAAATATCAGTTGACTTTTACCGTTAAAGGATATATACTTACAACATAAATAACCGTCAACGGTAAAGGAGGCGATGATATGTATTATCGGCTAAGAAATGAAATTGATAAAAGAGGCTATACAATAGGAAGGTTTGCAACTTTAGCCAATATGTCTGAAAAAAGTCTCAGAAATAAGCTAAATGGTATGACAGACTTTTCTTGGTCGGAAGTTCTATTAATTCGGGAATTACTTGATCCGGAATTATCATTAGAAGATCTTTTCAAAAGAGAAGATAAAATTGCATAAGAACACACGTTCGAATAGCTATAATATACCACTGTATTAAGAACGTGTCAATTAAAAAGGGGAGATAAGTAATCTCAATAAAAACGGAGGTAGAAAGCATTGAAAAAGAATCGTGTTAGAACTGCCACGGCAGCAAAGATAGTTGGTGTAGACCGGGGATTTTTCATTGAAAAGGTACGAACTGGAAAATTCCCAGGCTCTTATGAAAAAAATGGTAGTAAGGCTAATGTTGTAGTACTTGCCGTAGAGTTGGCACAATTTCTTGGAAGAAGTATAGAAGAAATTGATTCAGCGGTTGAAGAGATAGAAGGGAGGTGAATAAGAGATGAAGAATTTATCTGCAACAGAACATAAAGATATTAACTCTGTCCCGATTTTAGAACTTGATAGGCAGGTTATGTTAGGCAACTGGTATCCGGTTTGCATCAATGATGGCCTGATCATCGGCACAGCCGATGTGGAGTGAGAGGTAAAGACAATGGTGGACAAGCGTAAAACAGCAGAAATTATCTTACAAGCTATTGATGATCATGGACCAGTTCAGGTTGACTGGAATATGAAAGAATTTTGGATAAACGCCATTCTAAGAGGACTTACTATGGCTGATTTATCTGAAATACAGAAACCCCAGGAGTCGCACCTCCCAGGGAATCAATTTGATACTAAATAATTTTACAATCCCAGTATAAGGGATTCGCAGGAGGAAATCAAGATGGAAGAATTATTAAAAGCTATTTTATTAGCATCTTTACCCGAAACAGAGCAGGCAAAGATCGAGCCTGTAAATTTATCTTTTAAGAAACAGCCAGGGAAGAATGGCGAAATCACAACTGAAATTAACGGTACAGTCACAGGCGTTATTGCCGGATGTGTTTTTTTACTTCTCAAAGTGGTGATAGCAACATCGCCCAAATGTAAGATTGCACAGAGAGAAACTCTTGAAATGATTTATACAATGGTTGCTGAAAAATTACAGCTTAAATAGGAGGAAAACACTATGGATGCACTGCAGAACAATACAGTTACTTTAATCGGAGAAATAGTTTCCGGTTTTACTTTTAACCATGAGGTATTTGGCGAGGGATTTTACTCAGTAGATTTGGCTGTAACACGGCTTAGCGAGCAGGTGGACATTATTCCACTTATCATCTCAGAACGGCTGATAAATACGGACGGGATCTCCATGGGCAACACGGTAGAAGTTGTTGGACAGTTTCGTTCATTTAACCAGTGCGGTGGAGATAAAAAAAGGCTTATTCTTTCTGTATTCGTTAAGGAAATATTCTTAATGGACCAGAAATTTACAGACTATACCAAAACGAATTCTATTACGCTGAATGGGTATCTGTGCAAGCCGCCGGTATATAGAAAGACTCCGCTTGGACGTGAGATTGCTGATCTGCTTCTTGCTGTGAACCGCCCATATGGAAAATCAGATTATATTCCCTGTATTGTATGGGGGAGAAACGCAAGATATGCTATGGGGCTTTCTGTCGGTTGTAGGATGGAAATATTTGGAAGAATTCAGAGCCGGAATTATGAGAAGAAGATGTCCGAAACGCAGATAGAGTATCGCAGAGCATATGAAGTTTCTGTTTCCAAGTTGGAGGTATATGACAAATGATTAAAGACAGGGCAAAAGATGTACTGATTAATATGGGTATGCCAGCTTCTGTAATCGGTATTGAATACATAGCTGAAATCGTGGGATTATTTGAAACAGGATCTCATGATATTAAAATTATGGCTCTATATGAAAAGATCGCAAAAAAATACAACACAACCAACGCTGGTGTTGAGAGGGCCATACGTCATGCATTCAGAATAGTTGTAACAAAGGGCAACCGTTCAATGGTAGAAAAATATTTATCTGTTGATAATGTGACTAATTCTAACCTGTTACACCTACTTTATTATCGTCTGAAACAGGAAGAGGAACATTGTGTTGAGCCGTCAGGAAATGATTCTAAAGCTGATTTAAGTAAACGGGATCCATATAAAGATTTAGAAAATGATATGTTTCAGGCTATACAAAAATTCATTAAAAACTTAAGGGAGGTAAATTCTGATGCATATAGTAAAGTTGGTTAGCGCGCACTGCGAAAACTTCAAAGGATTTAAAAACTTTGATGTTCAGTTTGGGAACAAGATTACCCATATTAAAGGTGCAAATGGTTTGGGTAAATCAACCACTGCAGAATTGCTCATGTGGGTGCTTCATGGAGTAGGCAATGATTTGACCAGTAACCCAAAGGTACGCCGGGAAGTTGATAAGGTTCCTGTGGCAGATGTTCCGGTGGTTGGTGAAATAACAATGATGGTTGATGGGAAAGAAATCATTGCAAAAAAAGTCCAGAAACGAACCATTAAAAAGGATAGCAGCTATTCTGATGACAATACATATTCCATCAATGGTGTGGAGAAGAATCTTAAAGACTTTATTGCCTACTTTGACTTTGATTTTGATGACTTGCTGATGTGTATGAACATCGGGGCATTTCTGGCAAAGAAACCTAAAGATATGAGAGATTTCCTTTTTAAGCTACCGCAGGATATTACCATAAATGATATCGTTTCAAAATATCCGGAATTCGCAGAACTGGTACCTTTACTCGAGAAGTATGATGTCGAAGAGATCTCTTCCATGAATAAAGCGAGCGTTACAAAGCTGAATAAAGAGATTGCTGGTTATCCTGGGCGTATAGACGAGGTTAATCGTCAGATTGTTAAGGATGTAGATACGGCTGAACTGGAATTACAGAAAAACGAGATGCAGCGCCAGATTGCAGGCATTGAGAAGCAGGAAGAAGATTCACTTGCGCAGTCAAAACAGTTTGATTCCATGTCCAAAGATATTATGGATCTCCAATTTAAACGTTCCGGCATTGAACAGGCTGCCAATGCAACATTGGTTGAACAGAAGAGAGAAATTCAGAAACGCATTGATGAAGCAGAAATTCAATTTCGTCAGGCTATGAATAATTCTTCTATGGCTGAAATGGATAAGCAGAGAGTGCTGGAATCTATTGAGCGAAAAAAAGAACATAAAGCCAGTTTATTGGAAGAATACACTAACACATCGAAAAGAGTATTCCCTCAGTATGTGCCACTTCCAATGTTGGGATCGGCTGTATTTGTCTGCCCAACCTGCGGACAGGATTTACCAGAAGATATAAAGATTCAAAAACAAGAGCAATATGAAGTAAACAGCCAGAAACACCTTGCTAAGTATGAAAATGACAAAAAAGAGTGGGAACAGCAGAGAGTGGATCTACTGACTACAATATCTGAAAAGGGACGTACACTTAAAACGGAAATTGAACAGTTGGAGATAAAAGAACTCCCAGAGATCGAGAAACGTATTAAGTTTTCCAATGAGCAGAAAGTTGTAGCTAATGGCGCAAAGAATAAGGCAATGGATGAATTAAACGCTCTTCCAGGGCAGGTTGATTTATCAGATAATCAGGAATATGAAGCCCTTTGCCAAGAGATTCTTAAAAAGGAAGAAGCTCTAAGATCTGCAAATACTGGAGCGGATTATCGAGCTACACTACGGTTACAGAAAGCCGAGTTACAGGCTGAATTGGATTCTGTTAAAGAGAAGATTTCCAGAACAGCTAAGAATGTCGAACTGGAAGAACGATTATCTTTTCTTCGTAATGAGCAGCTGCAGAAAGAACAGTCAAAAGCTGATTGTGAGAAAATCCTTGACTTGTTGGATCAGCTGGATCAGAGAAAGAATGAACTTCTGGTCGATTCAATTAACAGCCACTTTGGCGGCAGAGTAACATGGGATTTATTTGCCTTTGCTAAGAATGGTGGCTATAAAAAGGATTACTGCGTTCCAAGAATTGATGGCTTTGAAATCCACGACAATACGGCGAACCATGGCAGGAAAATAGAAGCTATGATGATTATCGCACTGACTATTCAGAAGATTGTAGGCATTCAGTGCCCGGTAATTCTTGATGATGGTGAAAGCCTTGACCCGTGGCGGCTGCCAGTATGTGAGAGCCAGTTGATTGTCATGAGCAGGGCAGATAACAAAGAGTTGATGGTTGAGGTTGCATAATGGACGATGATAGTATTGTGCGCATTACGGAATTCATACACGCATTGAAAATATTTATTACAGCGGCTAAACGACTAAAAGATGAAGATATGAGATATCTGAAACAAATAGTAAAAATGATGGAAAAGAAAATGGAGGGGAATTAATGCAAATTATTAAAGCGCAGTTTTTAAAGGGAGAAGTCCCCAGTGGTAAATCCTATACATATTTTTCGGAGGAGGCGGTCTCTATCGGAGACCTGATCCAGATAAATTCTTCTGCCAAGGGAATTGTCACCGAGGTTGATGTAGCGGAAAGTGAGATCAAATCTTTCCGGGATAAGGTTAAGATGATTGCTGGAAAAGTTGTTGAAGAGTTAAAAGGGAAATCCATTGAACAGAAAGGGGATAAATAATCATGGCAAAACAGGAAGTGGCTACAACGGCAAATCAGCAGGCAGCATTAATTGTAAATAATGCCCTAATCGATGGTTTAAATGCACAGTTGAAACAGAAGCAGGAATATGGGCTTACATTCCCGGCAGATTACAATCCTACAAATGCTTTAATGGGTGCATATCTAATTTTAAAAGAAACTAAGGACAGGAACGGTAAAGAAGTGCTGTCAACCTGCTCTCAGGCAAGCATTGCAAATTCTCTTATGGATATGGTAACAATGGGCCTATCAATGCAGAAGCGACAGTGTTATCCAATAGCTTATGGCGGTAAGTTACAGTGTCAGGTTTCCTATCACGGCCATAAGGCCATGGCACATAGATACGGGGCGAAAGATATCAATGCCGAGGTCATCTATGAAGGAGATACGTTCAAGTACCATATTGAAAATGGTCGAAAGATTCTTGACGAGCATAAACAGGATTTTGAAAATATCGACTTGAGCAAAATCAAAGGTGCCTATTGCATAGTTATCCTCGCTGATGGCAGTACATACATGGAAGTGATGAACATCAATCAGATTAAGACCGCATGGAAAAAGGGGTATGGCTATAAAGAAAACAGCGGTACTCATGCTGAATTTACTGACATGATGGTCAAGAAAACAGTAACTTCCAGGGCCTGTAAGCAGATTGTTCAGCAGTATGGTGATGTATTTGCCATTGAAGCAGCTGATAAGGCAGAAGATATTGACTCGGCAGATGTTGTTGCAGAGAATGTAGCCTATGATGTTCAGAGTTATGCCAATGCACAGGAATTTCCAATGCAAGAGGAATCTGATCCGGTTGAACAGGATGAAGTACCTGCAGATGAATTGGAGGTTCAAGCGCAACAGACTGAACCTGAACCGTCATCGCCACAGCCGCAAAACCCTGATTGGGCATAAAGGAGCTGAAGACGCTTGCATGAAATTAAAAGTAATAGGCAGTTCTAGCAAAGGCAACGGATATGCGCTCATAGCAGATAATGAAATTCTACTTCTTGAATGTGGCTGCCCGTTCAAAGAAATTAAAAAAGCCATTGACTGGCAAATTCTAAAGATAAAAGGCTGTTTGCTTACACATGGGCATTCAGATCATTCTAAATATACTAAAGATTATCTAAAAGCCGGAATCCCGGTATATACCAATGAAGAAACAAAACAAGCCGTGGGAGAAATCTCCGGTGCACAGTTTTACAGCGTGCCTGAGTTTAAAGCGGTTCATATAGGAGGGTTCAAGGTTATTACTTTCCATATTCCCCATAACGGAACTCCAAACTTTGGATACCTAATTGAACATGAAGAAATGGGAAGATTGCTGTTCGTTACTGACTATGAGTACATACCGTACAATTTCCAGAAACAGCAGGTTCAACACTTCTTGATTGAAGCAAATTACCAGGAACAATTCATTGATAAGAACCTACCAAACTATGAGCATAAACTTCTGGGACATGCTTCACTGGAAACCTGTATCGGAGCCATTAAAGCGAACAATTCACCAAACCTTAGGAACATCATAATGTGCCATCTAGGAGCCGGTTCTAGTTCTGGTAAGTATTTTATCAATGAAATGCAGAAAGTGACTGGCAGAAGTATTAATGTAAATTGCGCAATACCAGGACTTGCAGTGGAACTGGATAAAAGTCCATTTTGATGAAAGGAGTTTTATGAAAGATGTAGCAAGAGTAATCGTTACATATGACTGCCCACGTAATTGTCCGAATTGCTGTAATGAGCATATCGGTGATGTACCGGCGGTTAAATTTGAGGACTTATTAAAATATAAAGAGCTTGTTATTACTGGCGGCGAACCTATGGAGATCGCTCCAAGAGTGGTGGAGATGATTCACAGACTTCAAGCAAACGGATACAACGGGAAGTTATGGCTCTATACATCATGCCTTAAAACAACTAAATGGGCAGATAGAGCAGTTCTGCAAGCAGTGAATGGAATTACATATACCTTACATCACAAGCCATCACAGAAAGATTTAAGTGACGTATGTAAGTTAAATAAATACCTATTGGAGAATCTTGATAATCGGGCGCATGACCGTTCTGACCGGCTTCTAATTGACAGTCGGTGTTATACAGAAGAGGTTCTGAGAATTATTGGTTTATATGATACTGGTACAAAGCATTGGTCGAGCATAAAACCACTGGAATGGAAAGATGATGAATGCCCGATCCCTGATAATGAGGAGTTGATCTATTACGATTTGGAAAGAGTATAAAACAATCCCCAAATATTCAAAAGCTGAAAATACAATTGAAATATTACGTTCTATGAGTCCTGTTGAGCGTCGTGAATGTTTAATCACTAATAACATAAGGTTGGCCATTTCAGTAGCGCAGAAGTTTAGCTATGAAGAAGACTATGAATCTGTAGCAATGATTGGATTGATTAAGGCAGCCGACACCTTTGATATAGAAAAAGGCATTAACTTTGCTACATATGCTACAAGGGTGATTCACAATGATATTTTGATGTACATTCGTAAAATCAAAAAATATTCGCATACTGTATCTTTTGAAACTGTAATCCCAGGTACAGATGAAACTCCTTTAACTATCGGTGATACTTTAAGTTACGAGGACGAGGATATGGATAAACTTGAAAAAGCAGAAAGAATAAAGGCACTTATCGATGCCATTCATTCTCTTCCGGATAGGGAATGTAAAATAATCTGCTTGCTATACGGCATTGGTGAGACGCGGCGTTATAAGCAACATGAGGTTGCTGAACGTTTTGGAATATCACAATCATATGTAAGCCGCGTAGAAAAAAGAATACTTAAAAAGATGAAAACAATGTTGAAAAATTACTGATAGATAGGACCGAAAAGTCTCTAAACTATAAGATGATTTTAACCCGGGTTGAAATAGATGTAACTTGTCAATTAGTGCCTATGGAGGAAGATATCATGGCAGAAGTAAATTTAAAAGAATTTGCAGGCGGTGCCCTGCAGGAGAAGTTCGATGCAGCTATGGGTAAGGTTTTAGAGAATATGCAGGATCCAAATACTCCTTGGAAAAATAAGAGAGCAATCACTGTTAAGGTTACTTTACAGCAGAATGAGGATCGTGACGATGCTGAGGTCGATGTTTCCGTTGAAACCAAAACGGCTCCGGTAGCTCCTATTGCTACCAGAATGGCAATCGGTAAGGATCTGAAAACTGGTGAAACATTCGCTCAGGAATATGGTAAGCAGCTTCGTGGACAGATGTCCTTGAAAGATTATCAGACACCGCAGGGAGATTTAAAGGTTGACGGGAAAACAGTTGATCCAGATACCGGTGAAATCAAAGAAGAATCAGATGGCAAAGTAGTTGATTTGAGAGCAGCCAAACAGGCTTAAGGAGGATATGAATTATGGATATGACTAGAGAGGCATTACAGTATGTAGTTGGATTAAGTGAAGCAAATCTTCTTACGATTAATGGAGATACATATTCCGATAAGCAGATTTATCGAGTAGATAATGATCTCCGGGCGGCAGCCATTGAAATGAATACACTTACCGGCCTTATCGACTATGCAAAAGCATTTAATGACGAAATGTCAAATCAGATGCTGGTGCAGGTGGTTTCCCCCACGGAAGTTAGGCTGATTTCTTGCCTTGATGGAGATCGAAAACGTGAATGTCTTGTAAATGTATCAGCTATGATTCCGGATTTCAGCTATGGCAGGTACATGGACCATGAAAGTTTTATCATCGCTTTGCAGTCAAAATTTATCAGCAATGATGACAGAGCTTTATTACTTAGATTTGCCGGTACTGTAAAAGATGAATCTGTGGCTCAGTATGGGGATGATGGAGTAACGCAGACGGCTACGGTTAAGACAGGAATTACTTCTGTTGACAAAGCAATCGTTCCAAACCCAGTGAATCTGCGCCCGTTCCGTACCTTTATTGAAGTAGAGCAGCCTGAAAGTGCATTTGTATTCCGTATGAAGCAGAGCGATGGGCGTGGAGTTGAGTGTGCAATTTTTGAAGCTGATGGCGGCGCTTGGAAGAATGAAGCCATGAGAAATATCAAAAAGTATCTTGGTTTCGCACTGGAAGATTTACCGCAGTTTACAGTGATTTCATAACAACATTACCGCCGGTTCAGTGATGGGCCGGCGGAGAAAGAAGGACATAAATATGAATCGTGTGATTTTATGCGGGAGATTGACCCGTGATCCAGAAGTAAGATATTCACAGGGCGAGAGAGCCATGGCAATAGCCAGATATACTCTTGCGGTGGATCGAAAAAAACGCAGGGGACAGGACAATAATGAACAAACAGCAGATTTTATCAACTGTATAGCTTTTGACAAAGGTGGCGAGTTTACAGAGAAGTATTTCCGCCAGGGTATGAGAGTGCTTGTTTCTGGCAGGATCCAGACCGGTAGTTATACAAATAAGGACGGCGTAAAGGTCTACACCACAGATGTTGTTGTTGAAGAGCAGGAATTTGCTGACGGTAAAAATGCTTCTTCTGGCGGTGGAAGTCAGCCGTCAAATGCGCCAGGAACTTCTGGTGCCATTGGTAACGATTTTGTTAATATCCCAGATGGAGTTGAGGATGAAGGATTGCCCTTTAATTAACAGGAGGTGCCGCAAGTGAAAAAGAAAAATGAGCCGAAGCCTTCCGATGTAATAAAAAATTTTCTTGATTATTTGGTGACATGCCAGAAAGAATATCAGACAGCATGTACAGAAATGTTCGCAGAAGATAAAAAAGTACAAGATTTTCTTCATGCAATTGAATTCGAGAATGACTGCAAAGAGCGTAACAAAATCACTACTCGTTGGCATATAAGCCGGAACAGGCGCAGAGCTGCAAAGGATAGATCTCTTGAACTTGAGCGAGTTGCAAAATTCTATTCAGACAAGGCCAATAAACCATTCATTGATAAATTACGTAGCATGGTTAAGGACCAAAAGGAAGAAGAGAAATGGCTTGAGGGTGAGCGTGTTTATCGTCCCCGAGGAGGTGGTTCTGGTTGATAACTCTGGAGAACACGAAAAAGATAGAAAAGAATTTTAGTGTTTACATACATATTTCGCCCTCTGGAAAAAGATATATAGGGATAACATCTATAAAACCTACTGATAGATGGGGAAGCAAAGGTCAAAGATACAAAAGGAATCCATATTTTCAAAATGCAATCTTGAAATATGGCTGGGAGAATTTTCAACATTTAATTGTTGCTAACAAGTTAGGTAAAGATGAAGCAAAAAAAATGGAAATTGCACTAATTTCTAAATATAAAGCTAATGATAGAAAGTATGGCTATAACAGAACTCTGGGTGGTGATTTGAAAGATGAGATTCTTTCGGATAATGAAAGAAAAAAGAGAAGAATTGCAGCTCAAAAAAAATGGGACAATGCAAATCCTAATAGGATAAAGGCACTTAGAAAAAAATATGATTGTACGGATTATCGTAGAACTTATCATAATACGCTCAATAAAACACCAAAAAGACGGGAACACCGAACAGAATATATGCGCAAATACAGAGAAGAAAACAGGTTTGAATACAATCAAAGAAGGCGTAGGACAGCAGCTAGAAAACGAATACAAAATCCTCCAAAGGACTTTAGAAAGCCTGTGGTGGTTAATGATAAAAGTGGAAGTTTAATTTTTGTGGGAGCTTCTATCAAAGAAACGGCAGAAAAACTCAATTTGAGTGATGGTTTTGTCCAGTGCTGCCTTAAAGGTAAAAGAAACAGCAAACTATATGACTTTACATATGCAAAGGTTGGTGAAAATGGTAACGATAATTGAAGATACAAGAAATAAGCCCTCAAAACATGAACTAAAGGGACAATATTTTAAGTCTTGTGGAATCAACGTAATGCGTTCCAAGCTTCCTTGTGGCGATTATGCTTTGCTGACAAATATGTCATCAGTAGTAGATACCAAGTTTTCAATTCATGAGCTTATTGGAGATATCCAGGTTAAGCAAATGCCTAAAAGAGAGATTGAGGCAGCAATCAGGGTGATTTCTGAAAAAGAGAATATTCCTGCAGGTTGTGTATGCGAGGTCTTTCATTCAATCTGTGATGATGATACTGACCGTTTCGCTGAAAAGGATATTAATGAGGTATGCTACAAATATGGAGTTCCTGAAAGCGTTATGAACCAATTCCAGGCTCTTTATGTTAAGAGACACGGATTCTTTCACCGAGGACTTAAGCGGGCACAGAATAGTGGAATACGGCTTTACATACTGGTTGAGAATGAGGACAAGGTTACTTCTATTGATGATTTGTCCTTATGGCAGAATCCCAGGCTTGGCATTTTGGTGAATGGAAAAGAAATGATCGGCTTCTGGGGGAATGGAAAACCACGGTATAAAAAGGTGCAGAAATATCCCTATGCGGCAACCGGAGAATGGCTGGCAAAAGCCTGCCTGACAATGGAAGAAAAATACGGATGCAGATTTCTTTTCTGTAGACCGGAAGAATCAGGAGCGAAGATTTTGGAGTTGTTAGGAGTGAATGATTATGCAGAAAAGACCTCCTAAATGCTGCTATCCTGATTGCTTCAATTGCCCATATGCCGATTGTAGAAATGACCAATTGGAAGCAGAGGATTATTCAGAATCCAATACCCGAGATTATGAGCATTACGAAGCCTGGAATGATGAGAAATTACATAGGAATGCTGGAAAGGATTATCACATTGGCCGTCAAACGGCGGCCAAGCGTGGTGTAAGACCTTACGTTGATCGACATGAATATAACCAATCTTATTATAAACGTCGCCGGGAAGAAATTCTGGATAAAATAAAGGTTAATTATGATACGAATAAAAATACGAAAAGATGTCGGAAATATGTAACGACTCATTATGAACAAGCGAAGCAGTATCAAAGTAATTATTACAGGAGAAATGCTGAAAAGAAACGGGAATATGCGCGCTTAAAATATCATCAAAAGAAAGCTCAAAAGGAAGTAGTTATTGACGGGAGGGTGTAAATATGACACATAGTTTTGATTCAGAAATAGCAGGAGAATATGGGATTTTAGAAGCTGTTCTCCTCAATCATATTTATTATTGGATTGAAAAGAATCGTGCTAATGAACAAAACTTTTATGACGGTAATTACTGGACATATAACAGTACAAGAGCATTTAATGAACTATTCCCCTATGTGTCTGAGCGACAGATTAAAAATGCACTAAAGCATTTACGTGAAGAAGAGATTATCATTACCGGAAATTACAATGAAAATGCCTATGATCGTACTTTGTGGTATGCATTGTCTGAAAAAGGATTATCCATTGTGCAAAAACGTCCAATGGAAGAGACAAAATCGTCCAATGGAAAGGGCGATAATGTTCGACCTATACCAGATATAAAACCAGATAATAAACCAAATATAGAACCAGATAATAATACAGTATCTAACGATACTGTTCGTAGCACTGACGTGCAACGTGTCGTTGATGCTTGGAACTCTTTACCGGCAGTAAAGCACATATCAAGATTGGTGCCGGAGTCTCAAAGGCATGAATGGCTAAAAGTTCGGATAAGGGATTATGGAATTGATGATGTTCTAAAGGCCATTGATAATATTCGCTATAGCCCATTTCTTCTTGGACAAAGCAAAGGAGGCTGGACCATCACGTTTGATTGGTTTGTAAGGCCGAACAATTTCCCTAAGGTGCTTGATGGTAATTATCTTGAAAACAAACCAAATGAGCCAGATCCTGCAGATGATGGTGGAGAGACATGGCAATAGGACATAAATTATTTGAACCTGATGAAATACGCAAAACAATCAATGTCATTAAACCGGAAGGTGAATTGTTTGAGGTGCGGTGTCTGGAAGCTAATGGCAAGAAAGTTTACAGCGGATACTTTAAATCACCGGAATCCTTGATTGACCAGCTTTGCCGATTAAATTCTACTGATAGCAATATTTACATAACCCTGGGCAAAGTGAAAGAGGATTGTTATTCCCGGGAGCAGCGAGAAAAGTTTGTTATGAACGCAAAGAATACGACTAATGACAATGATATTGTGGGGTATAAATGGCTTTTCATAGATGTGGATCCGCAAAGGCCGGCGGGTGTCTCCAGTTCTGATGAGCAGCTGCATAAAGCAAAGGAACGCGGTAATCAGATTTATGTGTTCATGAAGAATCTTGGATTCAATGATCCAGTAACAGCTTTGAGCGGTAACGGCATCCATCTGCTATACCGGATACAGATCGCTAATAACGAGGATAACAAAAAGCTGGTCAAAGGTTGCTTAGCAGCTTTGGATATGTTTTTCAGTGATGATGAATTGAAGATTGATACCACCAATTTCAATCCTTCCCGGATCTGTAAATTATATGGAACTATGGCCCGAAAAGGTAGCAACACGGAACAGAATCCACATAGGCTTAGCCACTTGCTTTCAGAGGGGAGCCGGGAGCCAACGGATAGAATTTATCTGGAAAAGTTAGTGTCCTTGATACCGGAAAAGCAGGAGAAACCACAGAAGTATAATAACTATAACCCAAAGGAATTTGACCTGGAAGATTGGCTGCAGCGGTTTTATATCCGGTATAGAAAGTCCAGTTACAGTGATGGAATTAAATTCATTTTGGAAGAGTGTCCTTTTGACAGCAACCATAAAGGAAAAGATGCCTGTATCTTTCAGACCAGGTCAGGAGCCATAGGATTTCACTGTTTTCACAATTCCTGTTCCGATAAAACATGGCAAGACGTAAGAAAACTATTCGAGCCAGATGCTTATGAAAAGCGGCAGCAGGAGTATGAAAGAAAAATCTACTCTCGACAACCGGTAATACAGCGACCAATACAAAGCATAGTTCCTGTCCAGGGGAATCCGGTTTTCTTCACCGCGAGAAACATTCTGGATCTTCAAGTGCCGGAGGAGCGTTTTGTAAAAAGTGGAATTGCCGATATTGACAAAAAACTGAGGGGACTTAAAAAGGGATATGTAACTATTATGTCTGGATTAAGAGCTTCGGGTAAGTCAAGTGTCATTTCAGAGATGACCTTGGATGCAGTAGAGTCTGGAAATAATGTGGGTATATTCTCCGGAGAGTTGGCTCCAAAGAATTTTATGAGATGGATGGATCTGCAGGCAGCCGGTAGAGGATATACGGAACCTACACAGTTCGAGGGATATTACAATGTCACACGAAAATATAAAGAGCAAATTGCAGAATGGTTAGGGCAACATTTCTTCCTGTACAACAACGATTATGGTAATGATTACCGCGCGGTGGCAGAGCAGTTTGAAAAAGCCATCGTGGAAAAGAAACTGGACTTGCTGATTCTGGATAATCTGATGGCTTTCAATATCCTTTGCCTATCGGATAATAAATTCGAGGCGCAGACAGCGTTTATTCTGGATATGCAGCGGATTGCTAAGAAACACAATGTCCATGTGTTATTTGTAGCACACCCCAGAAAGGCTATGGGATTCCTCCGGCTGGACGATATTTCCGGTACCGCGGATCTAGGCAATGCCGTTGACAATGCCTTGATAGTACACAGGGTAAATAATGACTTTAAAAGGCTTGGTAAGCAAATGTTTGGTTGGAATGATAATAACCCTTTATTTGAATCCACCAATGTGATCGAAATTGCAAAGGATCGTGACGGTGGAACAATGGATTATTTCGTACCTTTATACTATGAAACAGAAACAAAGCGGCTTAAAAACTCACCTGCTGAAAATAAAATCTATGGCTGGAATAAATCAGATGATGGATTTTACAATGTGGAGCAGGGAGAAATTCCATTTTAGAGAGTAAGGTGTAATTATGACATTAAGCACTCAAAAGCCTACACGGGAAGAACGTGCGGCTATGACCAAAGATGAATTGCTTAGAGCAGTGTGGCTTCTTGACGATGTACTTGAATCGTTAAGGTGGATTCCGATTAAGGAAAGGCAGCCTAAATATGATGGGGAATATGAAACTACAGTAAGGGCTTTACCTGGATTTAAGAGTATTTCTCCAGGCGTTATACAGAATATCCGAATGGTTTATGTATCCGGAAAATGGAAAAGCCAATGGTTTCAGGAGATTCCTTATTATCAGGTATTGGCGTGGCGTGAAGTTGTAAAGGTTGATACATAACCTGCTTAGGCAGAAAGGGTAATATGAATACATATTTGATTACTTTATCAAGATATAATAGGCCGGTAAATGCTTGCGGTGAAACGCCGGGAAAGGCTAAGTATAATACCTACTTAGAAATGGGGGATCTATTTGATAGCTTTGCTGAGTTTTTGCGATTTGTAAAAAGCATAAAGCTGATTCATAAATTCAGACCATGTGATTTGTTTTGTGATGTTGAACAGTTCGAGCGAATGAAAGAATGTCGTAATATACCGTTTGCTCTTATGGGAATGAATGTGATTCTGAAATCCAAAAGCAGAGGAAATATTAAAGGAACAATTGTCGGTTCAAATGACAGCATGAACTTGGATATCTGCTTTGAAGGAACCTGCCATAAAGAGAACTGCCACCCACATTATGAATTGATCTATTTGGATAATAGTGGGGACATCGTAGCCGAATTTTAATAGGAACTTAATGGAATTAGAACAGAGAGGAGTATATACATGACGGAATATTTAGCAGAAAGAACCCTTGCAAATATGAGATTTGGTTTGTCCATAACGAGACCGGGACTAAATGCGATCAGTGAGAAGATGGCTCTTGAGATGGGTGTAAAAGCTTTGGAGAAGCAGATTCCAGCCCAGCTGGCAAATGACGGCGCTTTCGGAAAATGTGCAGATTGTGGATATGAATTTAATTCGGAATTTTTGTCAGAGTATGATTTGAAATTCTGTTTAAATTGCGGAAAGAAAATCAAACACTTTTAAACTATTGCTTTTTGCTGTAACAAGATCCCTGCTACATGGTGTAATTGTGCAGCAGTATCAATGTACGAATGATCTTCATGCAATATTACCTGTAACCATATTGGGAGTGTTATAAAGTAATGTCTGGTACTGGTACTTTTAAAGAGTAATTTAGATAAATTATTTTCCACTATATCACCTCGAAAATATGGTGTGTGTAATAAACATTAATAATACAGGAAGTATCTGGATCTTGACAAAACCAAAATTTGATGGAGGTACATTATGAAATTTGAGTTGTTATATTTAGTGGCAAGAATAAGAGGTCTTTTCCCGGACAATCGAAAGGGTAATTTGGTTTTCGGAAAGCCAAATAAAGACATGATAAAGCAGATGTATTATCGTGGTGGGTATATCCCATATCGAATCGATAACCTTGTTACATACTAATAATTAAAATATAAAAGATTTATTGTTCATTGATAATTGAATATTGATAGTTGGTTATCCCTATTGTATACTATTGATAATAGGGGGGTGATAATGTGGACCAGATAGTTACAGGTGTTGTTTTTCCGCTGTTGGAATCTATGTTAGGATTTTCTGTTGACCTTATTACTGATAATTTCGGGGGAATCAAATTGGAATGTGAACTTACTATGCTTAATATTGGTTATAAAGCACTGTACGAAGATTCAGAACATAATGTGATACCCAAATGCATTGGTAGGATACCTGATGATATGACTATAGAATTTAACATAACTGCATATAATTCTAAAAAACATACATCTGGAATGAGTGATTGTAAAGTGCTTTTAGAATATTCGGATGGAAATAAAGTAGAAATTGGGAATCTATTTAGTTGCGAAGACGATGTTAATGAATTAGAGAATTTGTTAAACATAGAATCTAAAACAACAGTAAAAGTAAGATATCGGCAGCGGGAAATATTCTGGAACCCAGAAAGACTTAGGAGCGGTTTTAAAGTGTATCTGGAATACCGTATAAGCGGAAAAAAGAAAGTAAGTACTCCTTTAAAAATTTATGAAATAAAAAGTTTAGAATTTTAAAACTACCAACTATCAACATTCAGTTGGTAGTTTTTTTGTACTAAAAACATAGAGTTTAATCAGGTAAATTAGGATTTGACGTATAAAAAAACGAGTCTATAAGACCCGTTTTAAGGAATATCAAGAAAATTTATAGTATTGGGTTGGGTTTCAGAACCTGTAATAATGGAGCAATCGAAATCACCCCTTAAGGTGTCTAGGATAGCAAGCATTTCGTTTGAATCTAGATCGTTAATACGGCTGGTTTCACACATATCAAATTCCAGCGATTCATCGAAGGGGCTTTGCCAGCAATCATTGTCTAAGTTTTTAACAGTTATGACGTTATCATGTACTTTCACTTCAACTTTAATAATGCCCTTTTCAGTTTCATATTGGATTATAGAATAGTTCACCATTTTACACCTCCTATTTTCATTTATTATAAAATATTTTAAGTAAAGGGTCAACAAAATAAAGAAAGGAGCCGGAACCTTCCTAGGAAAAGCGCGCTGGGTTCCTTTCAAGAAAAATGAAAGCAGTTATGAAATATCCGGGAAGTAAATGGAGTATAGCAGATTGGATCATAAGTTTCTTCCCGGAACATCACAGTTATTTAGAAGCATTCTTCGGCAGCGGAGCTGTGCTATTTAATAAACCACGATCCAACATTGAAACAGTAAACGATCTGGACGGTAATGTGGTAAACCTTTTTGAATGGATTCGCAAGGATCCAGAAAGACTAGCCAGAGAAATTTATTTAACTCCTTACGCCAGACAAATTTATGATGACGCCTTTAGAACGGTACCAGATGATAGTTTTGACAAGGCAGTTAATTTTTACATAAGGCTGAACATGGGATATGGATTCCGCACTAACAATAGCAAGGTGGGCTGGAAAAACGATGTGCAGGGAAGAGAAAAAGCTTATGCTGCAAAAGACTGGTGTGTGTTACCAGAAAAGATAATGCAGGCAGCCGAACGGATCCGGGGAGTGCAGATTGAGAACCGCCCAGCTGCAGAGGTAATTGAACGGTTTAACAACTCGAAAGTTTTAATCTATGCGGATCCTCCGTATGTGCTGAGTACAAGGCATGGAAAACAGTATCGCTATGAAATGGAGGATAAACAGCAGAATAACTTGATAGACGTATTGCAGGCTCATAAAGGACCGGTATTACTAAGTGGATATGATAGCAAACTATATAATGATCGGTTATGTGGATGGCATAAAGAAGAAACTATCTGCTATTCACAAATATCAAGTAAAAAGAGAGAAGTCTTATGGATGAATTTTGAACCTGCAGGACAAATGCGCATCTCAGATTTTCAAGAGGCGCCAGGATGAAACGAAATTGGTCTCATGAAGATGAATCTTACCTTGAAGAAAAGTGGGGTACCATATCAGTAAAAGGTATTGCCAAAAAGCTGAACAGAACGGAAACAGCTGTTGTTCTAAAGAGTCAGCGAATGGGCTTAGGAGCCTTTCTTGATGCAGGAGATTATGTTACTTGGAACCAGTTACAGACGGCATTGGGGCTCGGAAAATCAAGTAGTGGATACAAAATGATTTCGTGGGTAAAGAACAGAGACTTCCCTATACATACGAAGCGGATCAGAAGCAATTCTTTTAAGATAGTCTTTTTGAATGAGTTCTGGGTGTGGGCGGAAAAGAATCAGACGTTTCTTGATTTCTCCCGATTCGAGCCTTTGGCGTTGGGGGAAGAACCTGCGTGGGTACAAGGAAAACGCAGACATGATTGTGAAAACCGGAGACGGATTAAAACTATACCATGGTCTGCTGCAGAGGATAATAAATTAATCAGACTGGTTAAGAAACAGCAGTACGGGGTACAGGCGTTATCAAAACTCATGGGGCGTACTGAAGGGGCAATACAACGCCGCCTTATAGATCTTAAAGTCAAGGATCGTCCAGTAAAAGCAGATAATACCGTTAAGTGGACAGCTGACGAATTTACGCTTTTAGGTGAATTGATCATTGCAGGAAAGAAATATGAGCAGATGGCAACAGTTATTGGTAAGTCAGCAAAAGCCATTCGTGGACGGGTATACCAAATGTATTTAACCGAGAACCTGGATAAAGTGCGTAGCATGATTGAATCTGGACCTTGGGGAGCTGGTCGTCCTGAGCGAAAAATTAAACATTATCTGCAGATGGACGAAAGCGAGCGCCGGCAGACCAAAGATTTAATAGCAAAATTAGCAATAGTTTTCCAAGCAGCATCTTTTTGCATAGAAATGAAAGGAGATTGAACTTTGAAGAATTGGGTTAAATGGGTAAGTGTGGCCATTGCCGTAGCTGTAGGAATTTGTATTACAAAGAATCCTAATTGCTTATGGGCATTCTTTATTCTGATCTTTTGCGATTAATGGAGGTATATTGCTGATGAAATATAACTTACATAGGCTATTGCGAAAGAAAATAATGTGGTGGATCGGGAAGAACTGCGGGACCTGTAAACATTATGACGGAAGATTTGGTGATGAGAGTTGCTTTCCTTGTGATCGGAGTATAAAGGAGGTGGAATATGAGCGAAAATAGAAGATACACAATTTATGCTGTTGATTTTGATGGGACCTTATGTGAAAGTGTCTGGCCCGGAATTGGTAGTCCGAACACGGCACTGATTAATCATTTGATTATAAGACGTAATGAGGGAAATAAAATAGTTCTTTGGACTTGCAGATGTGGGAACCGCTTGGAAGAGGCTGTTTCATGGTGTCGAGGATTCGACCTGGAATTTGACGCTGTGAATGAGAACTTACCTGAAATGGTAGAGTTTTATGGAAACGATTCACGGAAAATATTTGCTGATGTTTATATAGACGATAAGGCAAAAATTAAGGCTCGATATTGTATTCCTTTCAAGGCGGTGTAAACGATGGAAGAGAATGAACTTAGAAAATATTGGTCCGCTTATACGGACGCATGGAAACTAATGAAAAATCGCCAGATGGTTAATCCGGAGCATGTTGCGCAAATGATAAAAAAGCATGTGAACCCTGTAATGCGCAGGTTGTTTTGTTTGGTTGTTTGGCAAGAAATAAAAAGAATTAAATCCGGCGGCGTTCCTCTTCAGGATAAACAATATGAAGAATGTTTAACCGGAGCATGGAAGCTGTTTAAAAAATACAGCGCTCCAAATGATACAGAAGAATACTGGAATGGTCTTGTTGATATGATTGGGGCCATGTCCAAAGAATATGGTAATTGCAGCTTTATAAGCAATCTCCTTATCCATGTAACTCTGGAAGAACTGGAACGGATTTGGAGAACAAGAAAGAAAATATAAGGAAAGGAGCCAGCCTCCTGCAGGGGTAAGGGTATACCGGGCTTCTTTAAAAAATGAGAGATTTAATAATAGATTGCTTTGCCGGTGGTGGTGGAGCAAGCGTTGGAATCGAAATGGCGTTGGGAAGGCATGTAGATATTGCGATTAATCACAATCCCCAAGCAATCAGGATGCATAAAACGAATCACCCAGACACACTGCATCTGACAGAGGACATCTTCAAGGTTGACCTGCAAAAGTATGTAAAAGGTCGACATGTAGCCTTGATGTGGGCAAGCCCGGATTGTACCAGCCATAGTAAGGCAAAGGGCGGTAAACCAAGAGAAAAAGGTCTGAGGATTCTTCCATGGGCTGTGTATAAACATGCGAAAGCCATTCTACCTGATGTTATCCTGATGGAGAATGTTGAAGAGATTCAGCAGTGGGGACCGCTAGATAAAGAGGGGTATCCCATAAAGGAACGCAAAGGGGAAGACTACCTGAAATTTATTACGGCGATGAAGTCCCTGGGATATGTCTTTGATAGCCGGGAACTGGTAGCTGCTGATTATGGAGCACCCACTACAAGAAAACGGTGGTATGCAATCTTCCGGAGGGACGGAAGGCCAATTGTCTGGCCGGAGCCCACACATAACAAAAACGGAACAAATGGGCTTGAAAAGTGGGAGCCTATCTGGAAGCACCTGGATCTAACAGATTTAGGAAAGTCTATCTTTGGGAGAAAGAAGCCACTGGCAGACAAGACGATGAACCGGATCGCTAGGGGACTGGATAAATATGTTTTTAATTGTCCGGAACCGTTTATAGTTCAGGTCAACCATGGGGGTGATCACTTCCGAGGACAGAGCATTCATAAGCCTATGCCTACAATTACGCAGAAGCATGGATTTGGCACTGTGACGTCATATATCATGCAGTCGGGGCAAACTGGATTTTGTACAGATCGGAATCGCTCCGTTGAAGACCCTATGAGCACAATAGTCACCAAGAATGAACATTGCTATATTAGTCCTATTATGATTCAGTATCATTCAGAAACCTCTATGTCCGAGGTAAGAGGTCAATCGGTAGATGAACCTGTAATGACGATTGACACCAGTAACCGATATGGACTGGTGGCGGCTTTTCTCACGAAGTTTTATAAGACGGGAGTGGGACAGCCTTTATGGGAGCCGATACATACAATAACAACCAGTCCGGGGCATTTTGGACATGTCAGTATTCTTGCAATTAGTAAGGAAGAACTGCTAAAGAAGGGTGTTGATGAAGAAACAGCGCAGAAATGTACTTGGGTGAGCCAGTTTATCATTAAATACTATGGTGGTGATGTAACCGGAGTAAGCCTGAAAGAACCGCTTCATACTATTGTGACAAAAGATCGGTTTGCCTTGGTTACGGTCCTTGGTAATGAATATGTAATTCTGGATATCTTCCTTCGAATGCTAAAAGCCGAACCGGAATTAAAACTGGGTCAGGGATTCCCAGAGGATTACATCATAGATCACGATTATGAGAGTAAAAAATATCCGGTTTCTGAACAGGTAGCCCGTATTGGAAACAGTGTTGTTCCTATTGTTGCTGAAGCATTGGTTACAGCGAATTGTCCATATTTGAAAATTGGAAAGCGAATGCCTAACATGAGGATTGATGATAGTCAGGCGCAGCTTAGATTTGCCTGAAATGGAAGGGTTATACTTGCTTTTATATTGAAAAAGTAATAGTATTTTGTTATTAGGTATATAAAGGGGGACTAAATAATGTCGGATAAATTTAATGAAGTGAAGAAAGAATTGAAAATTGCAGAAACTGTTAGTGACAAATACTCCAATCCAATATTGCATACTGTACGTTCTCAACTAATTCAATATTTACCCATTATAGGTGATTATTTGGATTCTGTAGCAGAGAAGAACATAGAGGATTACCAAGTTAAAAAGAGAAAGGAATTTTGTGAATTTATACTAAATGAACCAGAATTAATTACAAAGGAAAAAGTCACTGATATTAATTTTATTATGGAGTTTGTTAAGACTCTTGATGTCATAAACAGGCTTGCACAAAATGATAAAATTTTATTTTTAGCCGCATTATTTAAAAATACTTTTATAAACAAAAACAAATATAAAATAGATGAATATGAAGAATGGCTACATTGTATTGAAGAATTATCTTATCGAGAGATGCAACTATTAATTGAATTATATAAGTGTGAGAAAAGTTATTATGGAGAATTTTATGATCCCAAAAAAAATATAAGAGAATATCAAAAGATCGTTGATGTTTGGTTTATTTTTTTAAAAAAGGCAAGTAAGGATTTTTCTTTAACATATGAAGATATAGAAAGCCTTATTATAAGAACAACTAAAACTGGGTTTTGCAATCAAGAAGATGTTAGTGTAGGAGAATCAACTTTAAAAGTATATTATGTATCAAACTACTTTGTAAGATTTCTAAATAGGATAGAAGAAAAAATTTAAAGTTTTACTACCGGGGCATAGACCCCGGTAAAAAAATAACATCAAAAGAACATACATTCGATTTTCAAACAATAAACAAGCGGCAGAGTCCCCGACCAAAGTTCGTCTACCGCTTCACGCTTAAGGATATTATAAAAGAAAATGTCTCCTTAAGCAACTGAAATTTTAAGAAAAGGAGATTGCATATTATGAATGGACAAACCATAAAAGCGCAGGTAATTAACAACATTATTGTTGCCATGGCAGAGCATGTGACTAAAGATGTTTTAGACATTCTTCATCAGGTAATCATAAAGGAATTTGTCAATGTCAACATGGAAGAAATAACCACTCTTCCGGTAGAATATCAGAATGACACGGATCAGAAGAATAAGTACATCGTTCAGCTTTTTATAGTGAAGAAAAAAATAAAAGATAATACTAAGCAAGCATATCTTAGTTCAGTTAAACGCCTGATTACCTTGATTGACAAGCCGCTGGATAGGATAGAGGAATCCGATATCAGCTATTACCTGTCCTGGTATGAGAAGCGGAATATAAATGCCAGTGGCAAGAAGAATCAGGCCATAACCGTAAATAATGAAAGACGTTTCCTCTCTGCTTTCTTCACTTGGATGCGAAAGGAAAAATTGATTGGAGAAAATCCGGTCGAGGCAACGGATCCACTCAAAGCTATCAAAAAGCCGATTGATTATTTTAAGCCTGAAGAGATGACAAAAATGAAAGACGCCTGTAAGAGTTACCGGGAACGTGCTTTAATAGAAGTGCTTCGCAGCACCGGTGCCAGAGTAGGGGAGCTGGTAGAGATAACTCTTGACCAGATAGATTGGAATACCGGTGATATCATGATCTTGGGTGAGAAGAGCGACAAATACCGGCCGATATTTTTAGATGATGATGCAAGATATTATTACCGCAAATATATGGACTCCCGGAATGACGATAGCCCTTTTATGTTTCCTCAGTGTAAGGCGCCGCATGATCAAATGACTACTTCCGGAATTAGGAGCATTCTTAAAACTATCGGAAAGCGCGCCATGGTAAAGAGTAGGGTATACCCACATAAGATCCGGAAGACGCTCGGAATGACACTCAAAAACAAAGGTGTGGACATTGGAACAATTCAGGAGATTATGGGTCATGGAAGCCCTTCGGTAACGGCAGCTTATTATGCTCAATCAACTCCTGACACATTAAGAAACATAAGAGAGAGGTGTATAGCCTAATGAAAAATAAGACAATGGATCAATTAAAAAATCTGGTTGCATTCAATGCTGCTATTTCTGATGCGGATGAAGATATCCAGATAATACAGAAAGAGATGGCTTCTTATGGTTACGACGATAAATATGTAGATGCTCTTAATGATCTGAAACAGAAAGTTATTTGCTACCGATACCAGAAGGTGAAAATTTGCCTGGAACTATATGATAAAATTGAGAATATGGAAGATGAACAGGAAAAGCGATTGATGAAATATCGGTACATAAGAGGTTATACATGGGACGTTATTGCAGACAAAATGGGGTATAGTGTAAGGCAGATTTTTAATATTCATAATAAATCACTTAGTAGCGTTAATCATTTTAAAATATAGTTATATAATATAAAACCGCTACAGCTCGGATTTTATAGAGTTGTAGCGGTAAATAGATTTTTACAAACGTACATATTATTCTGTTATATCTGAAAATGCCTTAGTAAGTTGTTCGATGTTTTGAAATCGTAATCTTTTATCTGGATTCAATCCTTTTAATACAAAACTTTTAAGGGATTCATTGAGAATTTTATCTGTATTGGTTTTACCTGTCATTACAAAATATATTACTCTAGTTAAGGCGTATATTTCATGTACTATTCCATATGAGGCAAAGCCTTCTAATCTTAATTCAGGATCATTAAAATATCCTTTATATTCTGTATTTAGTGATGTTAGGTTACTATTTGGAATCTTAACTAAACCAAAATCAGATACTTTAAATACATCAACATCATCATATTTTTTTACTAAAATGTTTTTGGGACAAATATCACGATGAAGTAATTCTTTAGAATGTATATATTTAAATGCTCTTAATATCTGCATAGAAATTCCTTTTCGTTGTTTAAAAGTAAGGTTACCATTATTGGTTGAAATATATTTATCTAATGTAAAATCCATGTATTCCATTGAATATTCATGCTTACTATCGTCATATCCATAGACTTCAACTATGTATGGTGAATTCAGAGATTTCATCTGCTCATATTCTCGCTTAAATCTTTCCAATTCTTTATCATCTAAGTCTGATTTTGCTCTTTTTATAACAAACATCTTTTGATAAGTATCATTTCTGTATTTAAAAACCTTTGCATAAGAACCTTCTCCAATTAATTTTAGTTCATAGAATTTAGAATGTGTATTATCCGGTATCTCAACAAAATTTTCACCTGTCTCTCTCCAAAAATAAATTGCCCTACCAGATATATGGCTATGTTCATATAGTTCATACCCATCTATTCTTAGAAGATCATTAATTATTTTTAATATTTTTTTCCAAGGTTGACTTTCGTTTCTTACTATGGGATGGAATATTTCACATATAAATTTTAAGAATACTTCATCATCGCCATATAATAATTCAAATCTACTATCTGAAAATATCCAATCATCGTCCCAATCATAATTATTAACCGTATGTTGCCATATATCGCCTTCAGCATCTGAAAATCTTGAATCCATTGATGGGATATTTTGTAGATCATATATTCTCTTAAGAAAATCAATCTCATCTAAGCGGCCATGATAGCAAATTTTATAATTTTTATCTTCGTAAATATTTTCATAAATTTCTGAATTTATAATATTGTCTGTATCTACTACTATACCATTATTTATAATATCTATTATATCGCGTTTCGTGATTTGAGTGATTTTATTCATGAGTTTTATCCTCTAGATCATGTTGGATTTGTGTTCTTAGAAAATTATACGATATGTAATTAGATGTGTAAAGAAGAAACAATTTTACATAGAATTGCAGTAATACTATGTGCTATGCTCAATTTTGATATCAATTTAAAAGGAGCGAAGCCATCCGGACTAATGCTGCAGCAGCTTCTTGACAAAATGAGTCTTACATTTTTGGATTTTTTTTCTGGCATTGGTGGATTTAGAAAAGGAATGGAACTTGCTGGTCATAGATGTGTTGGCTTTTGTGAATGGGATAAATATGCAGTAATGAGTTATACATCTATGCATTTAATATCCGAAGAGCAAAATCAATACCTTTTTCAGCTTCCATTTAGAGAAAGGCAAATAGAGATTTTAAAGGAGAAGTACAGAAATGGGGAATGGTACGCAAATGATATCAGAAATATTGCAGCCAGAGAATTGCCCAGAGCAGATGTGTGGTGTTTCGGATTTCCGTGCCAAGACATTTCCATTGCCGGGAAAAGACTTGGATTTGCTGGGAAACGTTCAAGTTTGTTTTTCACAGTTACAGGACTTATTAGAGACCTGCCGGAAGAAAATAAACCCTCAATCCTATTTATTGAGAACGTTAAAAACTTACTTAGTGTTAATCGAGGGCTCGATTTTACCAAACTTCTCATTGAATTGGACGAAGTCGGCTATGATGCAGAATGGCAAGTTCTCAATACCAAAGATTTCGGAATCCCGCAAAGTAGAGAAAGAGTGTTTATTGTTGGATTTCTTAGAAGAAGAACCGGAAGAAAAGTATTACCTATCAGAGGAACAGGCAGCCAAAATAATCTTTCATTAAAAATCAAGAAGCATAGAGAAGGTTTTTTAATCCGAGATGCAAATGAAAAAGGTTACACTCGCGCTGAGGTAGGAGATAGCATTAAACTTGATTATCCCAATAGTACTACTAAGCGGGGGCGGGTTGGCAAGGGGAAAGTTCATACATTAACAACTTCATGTAGTCAAGCAGTTGTTTGCGTGAGGGATAAGGTTCCTAAAATTCGCAAGCTTACCCCACGAGAATGCTTTCGTTTGCAGGGCTGGAAAGATAAATATTTTGAGCAGGCAGCTATGGTCAATAGCGATAATCAGCTCTATAAGCAGGCGGGTAATGGAGTAACTGTAAATGTAATACAGGAAATAGCATGTAAATTTCATCTATTAGATTCTTAAAAATTGTTCTATTGAGATTCTCCAAAAAGGAGGTTTTGTAATGAATAGTTTTATTAGTTGGATTGGTGGAAAGAAGTTATTACGGAAGCAAATACTTGAGCAGTTCCCGGATCTGGGTTCATACAGCCGGTATATTGAGGTATTCGGCGGAGCCGGTTGGGTCTTATTTTCAAAGGATAAACATGCACCATTGGAAGTCTTTAACGATGTGAATGGAGAATTGATTAATTTATACCGGGTGGTTAAATATCACCCGGAAACACTGCAGAAGGAACTGGAATGGCTGCTTATGTCCAGAGAGCAGTTCTTTGACGAGTTAAGCAGGAATACCAGAGGAATGACTGACATACAACGGGCCGCCCGATTCTTCTGCCTGATCAGGGAGAGTTTTGGGACAGACTGTAAATCTTTTAGAGTTTGTCCAAGAGACATGCAGAAAGCTGTTGATTATCTGAAAGAGGTGTCAGGACGGTTAAATCGAGTGGTAATAGAGAACCAGGACTTTGAACGGCTGATAAAAACATATGACAGGCCGGATGCATTATTTTATCTGGATCCGCCCTATTACGAAGCGGAGAAGTATTACCCGGATCGGTTCAACCCAGAGGACCATGAAAGATTACAAAGATGCCTGGGCAATATTAAAGGGAAATTTGTATTGTCCTATAATGACTGCCAGCAGATCAGGGATTTGTTTGAGGGATATACCATCATAGAAGTTGACAGAATGGATAATCTGGTGAATAAGGATAAGAGTAGGAGATATAAAGAATTGATTATTAAGAATTATGAATAGATTCTGAAATGAATCAAGTTGAAATGCCTGTCGATTTTTAATTGACGGGTATTTTCTTTTATTTGATTTTGGTGTATGATGAAAAAAACTATATGGAGGAAACTGGGTTGAAGAAACATTTATTGCCTATATTAATAGTAATTGCTATTTCTGCTATATTTCCAATATGTATTGATAAATTAGTTTTAGGAAGTAACTATCCAAGTAATGTTAATAATGAGGTCTGGATGTCATTTTTAGGGGGATACTTAGGGGCCATTATTGGTGCAATCATAACATTGATAGTAATGTATATTTCCATTAATAATAGCAATAAGCAACTTGATAAGACTTTATTGGCAGAAAAGGAAAAGGAAATAAAAAATATAAAAAGAGAATTTTGTGGGTACATTATAAAAGAATATGCAATATATAACTCCAATATGACTAAGGCATTTAATTCTGCGGTGTCATATATTAACACATCGGGGGTAAGTGAATACCATTTCATGGTTAATTCATTTATAGCTTGTGAAAGCGTTTATATAGAATTAGTATTACAATTGCAAGTTAATTCTCAATACGCTGAAATAGATAAATTAATTAAAGATCTACAGATAATTAATAAGAGATATGATGTTTTTAAAACTATTATGATTGATATTGATACTTTAAAAAAATTAAAAGAAAAAGATTTTATTAAGTGGTTTGAAAATGAAAATTTGGCTATATTAAATGATGTAATGAATTTAAGAAAGATGGTTAAACAATTTGTCAAAACAAATTTAAAACAAGATTATTAATACTATAACTTTTTTCAATAAAAAGCCTGCAGATTTAATTTATAAGTGCTTTTAAAGAATAAAATGAAATGTTTTAGGGGGCACCAGATGGAGAATAATAGTTCAAATTGGAGAAAGCAAGATTATTTTTGGTTAATAGGAATTTTGATAGGTATAATTGTTTTTATTTGTGCAATTAGGTTAAGTGATAATACTGATATTGTAAATATAATTTCATTTATCGCCAGTGGAGTGTCTATTGCGCTTGCTTTTATAGCGATCTGGTGGGGACAAGTAAATAATTCTGAGACTAATAAAATTTATGTTAAAATAAATGAAAAGCTTGACAGGGTTAAAGGTGAAACAGATATAATAAATCAGACTATGGAAAAGATGCGATGCGATCTAAGCCAAGCGTTGGAAAGAAGAATAGATGAGCTGCCCAATGTGACGGAAGAGGCAAAAGAAGAAATGAAAAGTATGGTAAATGATTCTTTCGAATCAATAGAAAAGGGGTCAAAGTTCAGAGAAAGGATAAATTATTCGGAATTAGAGGTTACCTTTGAACCTATACCTCGTAATATTAGAAGAAGATTTGATTCAAGGTTATTTACAATATTAGAATCTTATGGAGACGACATATATGGATTAAAAAGATTTGAAAATGGATTTAAAATAATGTTATGTTCTACTATGGATGATGAAAAGTTTTCCTCAATGAATGAAGAAATAATGGATTTAATAAAAATGCATGAACTTAAAAATTATCAAATAAATCATATGACTTAAATTATTGTTTTCCTCCACTCTGCATTTACCAGGGCTTGTGACCTGCGGAGCTTTTCCGGCTGCATTAAAGGGGCGGCAGTAGCCGCCTCAATGTTATGCGGAATAATCCCATTCGATGGTTCCATCTTCGTACTGGCAGATGCCGTGAGCCCTAAGCCGCCAACCGTCGCTGACTCGAACCATTATTGCTTATCCATTAATAAGTACATTTTTGCATAGGTAATCACCGCCGCCACGATTGGTGTAAATCTTGCCTATAGTCGGTACGATTCTTTTCATGATAATCCTTTCTGCCCTCGTAACCTCTGGGGTGGGTTTTTGTTTTTTATCCCTGATCAACAATTTTCATAACATCTCTTACTTCCTCTTCATCCATATATTCAAAACAGGATGTTTTATAGCTATATTTCTTAATTGCATAATTATCACATCCTAGAGAATTTGCAAACTTTGCCGCATTTTTTAAAGTAGCATAATCCCTGTGATTTCTTTTTCCTTTTTCCTGGTTTATAAAATCCACTCTGTATTCCTTCAACTTATCTTCCTTTCTACCCTCGTGACCTCAGGGGTGGGTGCTTTCATTCAGTCATTTTACTGTAGAAACATCAAGCTTCAGAACCATGTCAATGACCTTCAAACGTGTGGTATAATTTTCTTTAACTGCCTTTTTCAAGATTTCCCGTTGCTTGTCCGGAACTATAGATAATCCATACTCGATAAGTTTTGATTCTGCTATGGAAAGTATCTCCCTGGCTGCTAATATTTCCTGCCATAAACCTGAAGCTTCAGCAGTTGCTGCCTGTTCTTCATTTGCCTTGTTAAATGTTTCCTCGTCTTCTATGCAATAGATGTGTTCAGGTATGGAGCCGTCCGGATTAATGATTCCATTGTCAATGATATACTGGTGCTCCAGTTTGTTTTCTTTGTCCTCCAGGGTTTCGAGGTGCGCTTTAGATAACATGTAATTCTCTTGAATTTTATTAGTAGTCTTTTTCATATAAGTACCGCCTTTCATGTGGTCTCATCTGTGATTTCTCCGCTCTGCGACTTCCTCCGGGGTTGAGACCGGATACCCGCATTAGAGAGGCGACAACGTCGCCTAATATGCAAATTTGGGATTAAAGATGATTGACTTGTAATAAGATTTTGAAACTCTTACCGGTCGTAAGTTCAGGCAACCCACTTGCTGGCCTATGTAGTAGTGATTGCATTTTGAGATTTTGCAGATCCAGATTTTATTTTGATTCCAATTGTCTACCCTGTGTTCTGTTTTCATGTGGAGCTCCTTTCATTTTATAAGTTAAGACTAAAAATTGTATTCAGGGTAAAGCATATCAATGTTAAGACCTTCTTCATACCAACCGTCTGTATTTGTTTTTGTTTCTGTTACTATGATATGATGTTCGTGCGCTTCCTTTACAATCCCATCATTGAATTTATGAAGTGAATCAAAGTCATCATTTCTGATTTTTAATTTCTGTCCTACGTGGAATAAGTGTGCTAAATTTGCCATTGTAAAACCTCCTTATTTGGTTGTAATGTGCGTGTATCCCGACCGCCGGCAGGCGGTTTCGTCTTAATCTTCAAAGACTCTTCAGGGGATTTATTAAATGGTGTCATATGCTTCACTTTCGATAACCGTATGACTATGTGCAATGTAATCTTTGTTACTTCCTGATTTAACACAACTGACCAATACACTATAGCCTTTTGATAAGAAATTGTTGTATCTGATGTTTATAGAAAAATTCTCTTCGGACTCATCAAACATACCGTTATTCTTGAAACTCTCAATGTTTCCGCTGGATTCTAATAGAGTTACCTTATTTGGTGAAACTTCGAATACTTTTGCGATTGCCTTAACTACTTCTTTCCTAGCCGTCTTTGTCATAGTGATTACCACCTTTCGATTGAATTGTTTTGTGTTGCTTGCTATATCATTATATTACACGATAATAGAATTAATTTCAATAGAAAATTACACGAAAATAGAATATCTACATATTACACAAAAATAGAATAAAAATGTTGGGCTTGTTGGAAAAGTACATGACAATAGAATGTTGACAATTACACGATTTTAGAATATTATTGTATATAGAATGATACACGATAATAGAAAGCGGTGAGACAGTGGCAAACTATGGAGAGAATGGAATTATTGACTTTGAAAAGTTTTGGATTTTGATGGATAAAAAAGGCCTAAAAAAGCAGTGGCTTATAGATAATGGGATTCATCGGGCTACTGTTTATAAGTTGGTAAAAAATGAGAATGTTACTTGTGAAGTCATATGTAATTTGTGTAAACTTCTCAGGTGTCAACCAGGACAGATTATGGAATATAAAGAAAATTAAAAATTACGCAATAATAGAATTGACTATTACATGATAATAGAATATAATATAACCATACAAGAAGTAATGATAAAAGGAGTTGATAAGGTGCCAGAGATAGCAAGGTTCTATGGGATAGTAATTAAAATGTTCTTCAAACCAAAGGAACATGAACCAAGTCATTTACATGCTTTGTATGGTGAGCATATCGGAATCTTTGATTTGCGGACTATGGAAATGACAGAAGGAGATTTACCCCGGAGAGCACAGGAACTTGTTAAAGAGTGGATGTCCCAGAATCACAATGAATTATTAGATATGTGGGATAGCCAGAATCTAAAGAAATTACCGCCATTATAAGCGGCTTTTTCGCCCGTCTGGAGGTGTGGGAATGATACCAAGAATAAAAGAATTAAAGCCATTAGATGATTATTTATTACAAGTGATTTTTGACGATGGCAAAGAAGTGTTATATGACGTTAAAGAAGACATCGGCAACATAGCACAGTTTGCAGATCTGAAAAATATTTATGGATTGTTCCAGCAGGTCCAGGTTGACGAAAGTCGGACTTGCGTATTTTGGACCGATGAAATTGATTTGCCAAGTGATACGATTTATGAATACGGGATAGAACGAATATAATTTAAGGGTCGGCGGTTGCTGGCTCTTTAAATGTTTGAATTGTAACTATAAACTCGTGATTATTAATTCAAGGTCAAATTTATGAATAAATATTTTAAAAAAGATAATTCATATCCAAACGAAGCTTTTATACAGTTTTCTATTGAAAAATATTTTAATGACTTAGGCTATGAAATTGATACTTTAAACCAAGTTGATTTAATTGCAAGAAAGAATGATGAGTGCTGGATAGTCGAAGCTAAAGGAATTACAAGTTCAGTTGGATTGGATTTCAATACCTGCCTGGGACAGCTAATTAAAAGCATGAAAAACGATTTGTCAATTTATTCGATAGCAGTGCCTAAGCACATTAAATATAAAAGACAATGTAAATTAATTCCTGATTATTTCCGGCAGTTAATAAAATTACATATACTTTTAATTGATGAAAAAGGCGACGTGACAATAATATATCCATATGATGATATTTCCGATAAATTTTTATTATAAAGATTCATATAATTCTCATTGTGATTTTTGAGTTATTTTCAGACAAAAGAAAAGCCCTGCATCATCTGCAAGGCCGAACCTCTCCGGCATACCGTTTGGGGGCAGCCATGCCGGTGGCTGTTATAATACAAATAGCACAAACATAATTTCTTGTCAAGGGTTGATTTGAAATTCATTTTATGCTAATCTAAAAAAGCCGAGGGGGCTCTACAAGAAATACTCAAGGGTATATCTTCCGGACATTGAGAATTTATCATGGTGATTTTATTAGGCAGGCAGAAGAGCAGTAAAAAGCTTTGAAGCCTGCTTTTTATATTCAAAAATATGCATTTTTTAGCCCTATATATTATAAAATATATATAGACATATTGTGTTATTAATAATATACTCTTAGGCTTTCTGTATCCCCTGAGGTAAGTATAATAACTATATAGGGGTACATAAAAAAACTTTATACCAGATATTGACAGTTATTTAATTGTCTGGTAAGGTATAGTCAATGACAACTAAAAGAAGGCAGTATATAGCCACGTTAATATATACATATACAGGGAGTGTTGACTTGTCCACCCCGGTGCTTGGTAGCTCTCGGAGCCGTGACCCGTTGCAAACGTATCTTGCAATAGGTGGCGGCTTTTTTATTTGACCGTAAATCGATTTTAAATTGGCAGGTGAGAAAATATCCACGGAAGACATTTAGAACGGCGAACGGGGCGAATTTGAACGTCAGAATGGATTTTAAATCTATTTGTCATAGCACAGTTAGAGCAGAATCAGAGTGAATCTAAAAATCAAGGAGTTGATGATATGCAGGGAATAAGTGATAAGTGTAGCCGGGAAAGCTGCAGGTTTAATGACACTGGGAAATGCACCAATCCAGAGCAACGGAATGAATGTTTGGAACTTTTGAACCAAGTAATTCCTGATCCTGTTGACCGGATAACCCTGGCATTATCAGATCAGGTAATTAAAGATTAATAAATCTGTGGTATCTACCCAGATAATAAATATATAAAGCTTTTATATATACCTGTATAAGAGCCAGAAAGGAGATATAAAACATTATGTCAGATAATATTAATTACACTACTGTAGCTGATACTGATGGGAATACAGTTGATGTCTTTGAAAATGAGATATCTCTATATCTCCAAGAATACATAGAGGGACGTGGTATCTCTGATATGCGTAAGGAACCCCAGAGTCGTTGGAATGCTGCCCTTATATATATAAATAAAGCTTTATTTGGTGTTAATAAAGATAAGTTAATTATAGATAGCAGAGTAAGTAATGCTTATAATATAGACCTTATTAGTAATATATGTGATGTTTATATAACTCTCTGTTATGAATATGACAAGGAGATTAGTATTATTGGTTTCTCTAAGCTTACTGGTATTAATCAAGATACTTTCTATTCTTGGGGCAATAATGAGACACAAGTCGCTTCTGGTGCCTCCGAGATATACAAAAAACTCAACTCCGAAAGAGAAGAAAGTTTGAGCAACAAATTGATTTCTGGTGGCTCAAACCCCATGAAAATACTCCCGGCGCTCAACCGACATTATGGGTGGAACATGGGGCAACCAAGAGGAGCAGACGGAACGGCACGCATAACAGTAAGCCGCGAGGAGATAGAAGCCAGGGCTCACACAGTTGACCTGCTGCCGGAATCGGCTGACGAATTACCGGATTAACATATCGAATATTCTGACAATATCTAAATTTACTCATACAAAAGATAAAATTCAATAGGACTTATACAATGTGCATATTAATCACCAATAATTTTGTGCATATTTTAAGGTCAAGACTGCGTTAAACGGTAATTTAACGAATAGTTGAGATGAGTAATCAAATACAATCCTTTTGCTTTGTATAATGTGCTTAAAAAAATGCATTGGATTTATGCAATATTTAAAGATAGAGTCTAGGTAGTGATTTGGTGAAGATATGGGGCTAGAGGGGGTATACAGAAATGGCTTTCTGGGCGTAGTTAGCTGCCTGAGTTTTCTCAAAGATAAAAAGGCCTTTTATGAATTGAAGTAATGAGTTTTGCATCTGATAGATTTGCTGTAACTAATCAAGAATTAGATAAATAGGGGAGGAACTATAAAATGATAATGCTTCAGGAGTTATCTTTAAGCGAGTTTTATAATGTTGGTGATTACCATGATTTAGACAAGTATTCTTCTGGCTTATATTTCTTTTACAATGATGATAATGAATTAATGTATGTTGGGAATAGTGAGCATTTGCTGTCAAGGGTTAGGGGACATATAACTGGTAATGAGCATACTGGCGACGTTAAACATAATTTCAAGAAATACCGTTTTGCAATTCTAGAAGATGCTGTGGATCGAGACATTTATGAAACGTGGTATATAAACCTTTGGAAACCAGCTTTAAACACTGCAAAGGTTTTTACATATTATACTCAAAGATTTGAAAGACAATATAATCCAGCTTATGTTAAACGAAAAGAAGAACAGGAAAAAGAAATGTATGAGCTGAAATGTCGGGCTATAGAAAATAATCTCTATCTGATATGATGATTCCTAAAGTGATTTAAAAAAATTCAAAAAACTAAAAAGGCCTTACCTCAGGAGGATACATTAATGTTTAATCGAAAACTATTGTTCGCCAAAAGACATAGAGGAACTTTCCTGTTTGCTTTTGCGAATTTCAAAACTCAGGAATGCTATGAATGGTACGTTCAGTTCTCTTTAAATAAACCTTGGTGGATTCCCAGATATGACCCATACTTTCTGAATGACGGAAAGTGGCCATTAGCCGGTTGGTTGTTTTTCTATTTTGGCAGACATACCCGAGGAGCAATTATTCAGTGCCTGGAAAGTGAGATTCCCGAAGGCAAGAAGCCTATTATAGATAAAGCCGGGAATCTGTATATGATTTATAACCTGCTAGATGATGATCTGGCCAGAAAGTTCAGACGAACTATTCTCCAGTATAACTGCAATGTAGAGATTGAAAAAGATGGGGATACGGTGACAGTTGTGAATCGTGTCCAGTCCAGAAGATGGATTTCAATTTTTCTTAAAAAATGAATAAGGGTTGTTTGCTATGAAGAAAAAACTGTACATGGCAGTAGAAACCGATGAATATGAGTTGCCGCTTTATGTGGCAGATACGTCAAGAGAACTGGCTGACTGGTCTGGATTAAGTATTGGATATGTGTTAATTACTATATCACATTGTTACTCCGGAAAGAAAGCAGGAATTAAGTTTCTGAGAGTTAATGTTGAATGGGAGAACTAGGATTGATGGAGGTATAGTATGAACTATATTAATATGAATCCGATGGGGCATAATATAAGAACAGCACCCCACAGAGAGGTGCTGTTGATTAATTATTATTACCATATCCTCGTTCTTTTAAAAGCATCATACAGGCAATTTTCTCATCTCCATGACTACTTTTAGTTTTATTAATAAGACTTTCATCATCTAACCTATCATGCCTATCTTTATAATTTTGAATACGTTCGTTTTTGGCCTGAAGTTCATCACAAGCAGCTCCAGCAACGCTACCAACTACCTTACCTAAGCTTTCAAAAAATGACATAATGTTACCTCCTTGAATTTTTGGATATATTATTTAAAAAATTTAGATCTTCTTTATCCTGTTGATTAAGCTCGTTGCGGCGTTTTTTTAAATCCGAAGATGTGTCTGATGTATCTGCTTGCTTCGAACGGTTGCAGTGATAACAAAGCAATTGTAAATTGTAACGTGAATTATCGCCGCCTTGGCTTTTAGGTACAATATGGTCAATGTCAATTTCAGATTTTCTAAAATTTTTACCGCATTTCGGACATTTATACCAGCCATTTTTAGATGTAGCATTGTTAAAAGCTTTATCCCTGTAGTTAGTATCAAGTTCGTTTATTTCATGGTACATATCTACAATTTCTTTATTGCTTTGATTATTTTTAAAGCCTTGCATAAAACCATCAAGAAAGCCCATAAGCGTCCTCCCTTTTAAAGTTTTTGTTTCGATTAAAGTATTATTTCTTTGCGTATTATTTTACTACTATTGCCAAATTCTGTCAATTAAGCAACACGAAAGTAATAGAATTATATTAGTTAAATCAAGTTCCAGCACCTGGATGCAAAGCAACTCGTTGAACTTATTGTGGGAGGTAAGAAAAGTGAAAAATTATAAGGTAATCGCAGCGAATGAAGAAATTATGAAAACTAATTCAAATACTTTTTTCATGCAGTTTGTGGAATGGATGAACAGCGAAAGCATTGAAAGTGACGGCTGTCTCCAAGAAGCTGCAGAGGTGGTCAGGGCTGAGTTTTTGCAGAAAGGCGACTGGTATAATGCTTTAGTTGCTTCTATCTATGGATATTTACAAGAAACAGATGGTTCAATCCCTTATGACCAGATGGCGCTGGAATTAGCAAACAGGATAGTTGGTAAAGAACCAGATCCCGTAGAAGATCCGGAATGTGGCCCTAAGGACTATGAATTTTGAAAGGAGATATCCATGGACAAGAAAGAATTGGCACAATTAATAAATGGTCGAGAATACGGCTATGAGATCTTCAGAGACGTGAGGCGTGCTGCCATAGATGCCGGTCTCGTAATCGTCAGTGGTGCTTCTGATGACTTGATCGAGTTTGATGGAGCAATTTATGATGAGGGCGGCTGCTTTGATGGTGGAAAGGTATTTTTTGATAGGACCGGTGTATCTCAAGATGGTTTAGAGCTTGCAAACTATATTGAAGCCTTGTGGTGCGATAAAGCTGCATTAGATGAAAATGGAAATATGATTACATGGACATATAAAACGGATATCCCCCATGAAACATTTATGATTTATGAAAATGAAGAACCGTACTGCAGAGGTATCGTATTTGATTTGGCAGATGTAAAAGAGGGGTGATGGATATGGAAGCATTGAAATGGATTGTAACAGCCTGGAATGTATTCATGGTGATTTTCATTCTTTGGTTCTCTAGAGGGCTGATCTGGAAAAGAAATAAGGCAGCAACGGTCGGATTTGGTGTTATGGCAATCATGTATATTCTGGCTTTGGCGCCGATATGGAGGTAGCAGATATGATGTGTTTCTCAGAACAGCAGAAAGAGGAAATAGTACATACAGGAATACAGGTAATTGAGTTCAAGAGGTCAATCGTAAAGGCCAGCCAAACCGCGAAAGAGGTAATTGAGATTGTAAGAGATATGTTGCTGAAACTTGTTGACGGAATCTCCAAAAGCCTACAGGTGATTCGCCAGGTATATAAAAATTTGCATCCAAAAGAAAAATATAAGGCGGTCCGCAGGCTGGACAAGTGCGGATTCAGTGAAAAAGAAATTAACTTGATGGTAGGGGGATCATATCACTGTCGCAATAATTGTTAGGAAGCTGATCTACTTATGGGCTATTGCCAAATGGTAAAGCACAGGATTTGATTCCTGCATTTCCTGGTTCGAATCCGGGCAGCCCAATTTGAACATTGGAAATTGAATATTGGTGGTTGGTATGATATAGTCATTGTATCATGAATGAATGGAGTATTACGAATGAAAAAGAAAGTTGTAGCTTTGACTGATATTTTGATTGATATTATTTTTTTTATTTCACTAACCTTACTTGGTAAATATAAATTAGAGCAAAATAGTTCTTTACTTGGTAGTTACCAAATTGTAGCGGCATTATTTTGGGCTACTGGGGTATTAAAATTTAAAGATAATAATGCAAAAATAAAAGATTTTCTTTTTGATACACTAAAAGATCTTGTTAAATCTATATTAACAATTTCGTTTTGGTTTTTGATCAGCGGAGAAAAGCAGGTAGATATATATGAGCCAATTACGATTATAATTCACTTCATAGTATTAATAATAATATTGAAATGGTTTGTCCAAGGCTCTGTTAAATTGTGTGGATCAATTGCTTATTGTACACAAGCAGCAATACCTTTAATTGCAGTATTGTTAATTCATATAGGTATACCTGTCTTTTTTTCTATGGTAGTTGCAGTGTTTATTCAACTGTTCGTAGATAATATGTATTGCAAGAAAAAAAGGCTTAAATAATGTGATATCCAACCATCAATACTCGGTGGTTGGTTTTTTATTGAAAAAGCGAGGTGATTAACATAAGTAAAGTAATTGAATCAATAGAACATGATGCATTTGGCAGTGTCATGAATCCTCCAGAAGATGGAGGGCAGGCAGATATAAGAGTACTGCCAGATGGGAGCCGTTGGGCAGTTTGTCCATGGTGTGACAAGAAGGCACTTAAAATTTTGCCTGAAACTAGAATACACAATCTACCTTTCAAGTGCAAAAATAATAAGTGCAATAAAGAGTTTGTTGTGGAAGTGAGTAATTGCCATTTCTTTTGGAGTTATGCTATACTTAATAAAAAATAGGAAGGTGCACAAATGAAGTGGTTATCTATACTAAAGATAAATGTTTTAATACTGTTAGCGCTTTTAATTTCAGTCATGATATTGATATTTTACTATTACAAAATCAAAAAGAAATATACTAATAAAGAGGCTTTGTGTAAAAGCTGGAAAGCAATAGAAATTATTTTGAAATTTAATTATAACGGAACGCATAATATTGATTTTAATTATTTAAAAATGGTAATAGGAAAAGTGTTTATTCCTATGTCCGAAAAAAATGCATTCTGGATTGATACTAAGACTATACAATTAAATAATATAACTTATGATTCAGATAAGGGAAGCGTTGGATTAAAAGAGCTGATATTAACAAAAGATAAAATTGAAATTGTTTATGACGTACATTCTAAGTCAACTGGTGTAATTGATTTGGTTAAGACCAAGGGAAGTACTGAACTTACTATAAATAATAATACATAAATATGTAAAGTCGATCAAGAAAACAAACGGATATTGGTCCCTTGTAGTGGATATAGTATATTTAATGATTTAAAGGTTTCATTAAAAAGCAATTTGCAGTATTGCAGCTCTTTTGAGTTAGCCATTAAAACTGACAGCTTTTTGGATAAATCTATTGATGTGGATTTTATTTCTTTATGCAGGTCTATATGCATAATAAATTTGAGCTTAAGCTTTGTTATAGCTGTCACTTTACGTATGTATTCTATAACATTGCTTTTATTTATATTTCTTGTATATAGATTTATATTTAACGCCATTAGCATAGTCTGTGATACGGCTAAAAAATCATCAATAATCAAGTTTAAATAATTAGTAATATGTCTGATTTAAACCAGAGCCTAGTGAGCCTTCGGACCTTTGTTAAACACAAGGGAAAGGAGGCTCTTTTTCTATGGATTTCCATGAGCACCGGGAAATAATCAAAAAATTAAAGCGGCAAATTGAAACGCCGCCTTCTTACGACATTCTAAACATTCTGTTATCAGAACTTCAATATACAATGCAAGATAATCCGGATTTGCCGGTTGATAACCGGGATTTTATCATGGCTTATTCCGGGTTTATAAAGAAATGGGCGGTCACAAGGTTTGTCCAAACCATGGATACCCGATGGGATGACCTGTACTGGAAAACTTTGCTCTTTGAAGCTCCGTTCCTGTTTGAATCGTTTTTGATTTACATGGAGAAGGACCGGAAGCCAGATAAGCGTTTTTATCTTCCACGGCGAAATACGCTGAAGGTGGTTGCCGATGATCTTCAGGATCTGGAAGATAAAAAACTTGACTTTTACGGCCTTTCAATGCCCTCTCGTGTTGGAAAGAGTACTATATGCATTTTCTTCATGGCTTGGATTATTGGAAAGCGTCCTAACAGTCATAATGCCATGGGCGGCCATTCCGGAAAGCTGGCAAAAGGTTTCTATGGTGAAGCTATAAACCTTATAAATACAAAGGAATACACTTTTGCTGAGATATTCCCGGATTCTAAGCTGCAGAAGACAAGTGCAGAAGATTTGGAAATCAACCTGGGAGAACCAGATCGCTTTGCCAGTCTCACATGCCGTGGTATTGATGGCACATGGACCGGTGCTGTTGATATATCTGCAGATGGTTACCTTTACGTAGATGACCTTATCCGAGATCGTGAGCATTCATTAAATCCGATTCGTATGGAGAATACCTATCAGGAATATTTGAATAAGATGGTCGACCGTAAAAATGACGGGGCAAGGGAACTAATGGTGGGGACTAGGTGGAATACAATAGATCCCTTGGGTAAAATTGAAAAAGAAAATGCCTACAATACAAGATTCCGATTTCGAAAAATACCAGCATTAAATGAAAAGGAAGAATCAAATTTCCAATACGAGATAAAGGGATTTTCAACAAAGTATTATCTTGATATGAAAGATAGGCTGGATAAAAATGAATGGATGGCAAAGTATCAGCAAAATCCATTTATTCGAGAGGGATTGTTATTTCCAGAAGACGAGCTTAGATTCTTTTTTGGAATATTGCCCGAGAGTGGTTTTGTTCGTGTAGTTACAGCGTGTGATGTGGCTTGGGGTGGTGGTGACGCTCTTTCCATGCCAATTGGATTTGAATATGAAAATGGAGATGTGTATCTACCAGACTGGGTTTTTAATAAGGGCATTAAAGAGGTTACTATACCCGTTGTTGAAGGGAAGATTGTTGGAAACAAAATTCAGCAGATAAACTTTGAAGCGAACAACGGTGGTGAAATGTACGCTAAGTATGTGAATGATGATTTAATTCGTCAGGGGTATAAATGTTCAATTACTTCCACAAAGGCACCAAATAAGATGGCGAAGATGGCGAAAATCATTCAGTATTCTGGCGATATTAAGCGGAGGTTTATTTTCTTGGCACCAAATCAACTTATTAAAGAGGCTGCAAAGAATGACCCTCCGGGAATTCATAGATACATGCGAACTCAGGAATATAATGATGCTATGGACGAGCTCACTACATTTGTTCAAATCGGTGACAATCCGCATGATGACAGCCCCGATAGCCTAAGCCAATTAGAAAGATTTATTGAGGGTGGTTTTACCGCAGAAGCAAAGGCCATGAAGCGACCATTTTAAGGAGGATTTGATTATGAAATTGACGAGGGAATATTTAGCAACTTATACATACCTGGAATCTGAAATTAAGCGTCTCAGGCGCAGGATAAAATACTATGAGAATAATCCACTGACTTCTGAATATGGAATTGTAAAAGGATCCCTGAAGCAGTTCCCGTTTACAGAATGCCATTTTGTGGTTTCCGGTGCAAGCGTGAAATCGAATGAGGAAAGGGAAAAGATGGTCCGGCAGCTCCTGATTGATTTGAAAGGAAACGAGCAGCTGTTTGAGGATATGAAACTGGAGATTGAGTACTTGTTGGAAAAATTGGGACCGGAGCAGGTGGAGATTAAGCAGATCTTGTATTATCGGTATATTGAGCGTAGACCTTATGAAGAAATTGCAAAGGAACTGAATTATGATAGGACAACTGTTCAGAAGAAAATTGATAAATTCTTGTGTTGTGTTAATTATTAGTTAAATCAACTTGAGATCAATTAATTGTTTGTATTTTTCTGGTTTGCAAAACTATCAAAATATGATAAAATAATCTTATATCATATACGGGGGATAAAATATGGAGAAGATACTATTTTGTAATCTTGATTTACTTAGGTTATCATTTACTAATTATGATAAAATCGAACATGAGAAAAAGGTTTATAACTTTTTGGAATATGCAAATGAATTATGTACTGCTGACGAAAATAAAATTTTTTTTGTTAGTCGGGATTTGTCACAATTAAATGCTGCTAAAAATTTTTTTAATAAAAGGGGATTTATTAATTTAAAATTTTGTGTGAGAAGTAAAGTTCGTGACTTTATCAGTCAACATAAGACAAAAAATCACTTCTTTGTTTTTGTCAGTGGTAAAGAAGTGGATTTTCATTTAGCGGTTTTAAGCCACTCACTCTTTATAGTTCCAACGTGGATACCTGTAGAAGATAAAGCAGAGTTCTATGGTGTCCATGTTGATACTCCTAAGCAATTATTTAAGTTTATTAAAACTTTAAATAATCAAGAAAGTTGGTATGCTGAATTAGAAATTGAACCAAATGTGAAAGCTCTATCTTTAATGGACGGAAGATATAAATACAAAGCTAAAACGGATAGTGAGCGTGAAATGGTGGAGCATTTTGAAAGTCTGTTAAAAAGGGTACAAGTAGAAATTATTACACTATTTTACTTTACCACTTTTTAGCAGGTATGACTAACACTCAGTTATTTGATGATATAGAACTTTTTGGTATGATTCCATCATCAGACTGCCATTTGAATGAATATATTTTTAGTTTTATGACTCAGGTTCGCTACATAAAAGGAAAGCGTTTACCAAAAAATCAAATGAATAATCCCAATATATTAGAGCGGGTTAAACCTAAAACCCAGGCGCATATGCTTGCAAATCAGACTGCCAGAACTTCAATGGGAGCAAATAAGGAATTTGAAACGATTAGGATCAACCCTGAATATAGATCTAAAATTGACCGGTTAAAAAAAGAGAATAGATTTAATGTTTGTATCTTTGATGATTATATGACTCATGGAAATACATTTAATGCTATTAGAAATTTATTAAAAAAACTTGGAGTTAATAAAATAGTGTTTGTTTCCTTAGGTAACTTTGGAAAGCCTTTTCAAAAAGTAGATTACAATATTTCAGGAGATGTATATAATATTGGATACGAATATAAAAATGTAAATTCAGAAGTACGGTATTTGGATTATGAAGACAGCGCAAAAGATGAGATTACAGAATTGTATAAAATTTTTAATTCGTAAAATCTTATTTAAGGAAGTATAAAAGTGGAAAGATATATAATTGCCCTAAATGAACTGGGGTTAAGAAATGATGTATTATTAAAAATAATATTAGATTACAATCCTGATGTCCTTGTCAGTTTGTTTGACCAGAATAATTCCAATATCTTTCTCACAAATATGGAGTTGTTGACTTATAAGGATGTTTTATCTGATTATAGCAAACTTAGCGAAGCTCTTAATAAGGCTGATGAAATATTGAAAATCAATCAGGAACTGGGGGTTTATACAGCTATTTACTCAAGTGACAATTATCCATGCAATTTAATGAGAATAAATAATCCTCCAGCAATCATTTATTATAAAGGAGCAAATCCAAATATTGGCTTTGACAAGGCGATAGCTTCTATAGGTACTAGAAGACCAACACAGTTCGGATTTAATGCAATTAATTATTTAATTCCTCAATGGGTTAATGAAGGGTTTGCCATTATTTCCGGTCTTGCTTACGGTATTGATAGATTATCCCATATTGCTTGCTTGACCTCAAAAGGTAAAACTATTGCTGTTCTTGCACATGGGTTAGATAGAGTATATCCAAAGGAAAATGTAATATTAGCCGACGCTATATTAAAAAATGGAGGTACTTTATTATCAGAATATCCTGTTAAAACGAGAGCAGAAAAATATAGATTTATAAATAGAAATCGATTAATAGTTGGATTGTCTAAGGCAATAGTTGCAATGGAATGCGAAGAAAAAAGCGGATCCATGCATTCTATAGAATTCGCTAAAGAACAAAAATGTCCAATTTTTTGTCCGGATCCTGGATTATCGTCTCAGGAATCATTATCGGGATTAAAATATATTCTTGAAAATAATATAGGTACTGCAATTAAAGATGGAAGAGATTATGAGTGTACTATAATTAAAGCAGGATACGATGTTAATGAATCAAGACTAAGCAATGATTACATTAAGAATCAATACTTACGTTCGATTTTAATTGGATTTGATGATAATATGTTATTAAAAAAATCTTTAGAAGAAATGGGTATGAATTATTGTTCTGATTTTATTAATTTAGATATTCTCTATTCTCATATAAAATCTTACATTCTGGAACAAAATATAAAAATTACAGATGTAATTAATTTATTTATTAAAAATATTATTTCTACTACCGATGAAGGAAAGATCGAATTAGATGTGTAATCAAAAAAATAAAGGTGTTTTATTGTTTAATCATGTTGTTTGATCTTAATATTTAGCATTTAAAATAATATTGGAGTACTAAAATGAAAAATCCAAAAGTATTGGGTAAAAATAATATTAGAGGAACATTGTACGTTGAAGATTTTAAATTTAGTAATGGCCATAGCGTACCAATTTACGAAGTATTTGACTGTCATGGATTAAATAAAATTATTGGTTACGCCAAACTTTTAAATCAGGAATATGGAAAAGTTTATTACAGAGGACAGTGTAATTTATATGAATCTATGCTGCCCAGTTTATTACACGAAAAAACAAATAAAAGTGGATTGAAAATTTCTAGACTAAAAAAAATTATCAATGCATCTTTAAATGATAAAAAATTTTCAAAAGAAATACATTTAAACAAGGATAACAAAAACTCATATGATATTATTGAAGGTATGTTGCAGCACTATGGAATTAATACTTGCTGCATTGATGCGGTTGATAATCATTGGATTGCATTATGGTTTGGCTTAAATAAATATTACTGTCAAAGTATAGGGAAAATTACCTATGCAACATATATTAATAGAATTAAAAATAATTATAATTCTGAAATGGTAACGAGAATATTAAAAGGTGATGATCCGTTAAGATATCAATATGTTATGTTAATTGCAGCAGATAGTAATGAAGCAATTAATGGTGTAGAAAACGGAAATGATATAATAACAATTGACTTAAGAATTGCATTACCTTCAACTTTTTTAAGACCACATGCACAACATGCAATTATACTAAAGAAAAAATTACATAATGATTCATGTGATTATGATATCTCTAGAAATATCGTAGGCATATTGAAGGTTCGTAATGATATAGTCTTTTCTTGGTTGGGAGATGGAGAACTTGTAAAATTCAATAATCTTTTTCCCTCTCCATTTTATGACAATGCATATAGAATTTTGTTACAAAGAGATGATTTATTTAATGATGGAAAAAATTCGATTGTGCGGTATACTTATGACTAAATAACATTCCCACATTTCCCACATCTAATATGTTAAAATGATATTGTGGTATAGAATGAAAAGAAAGCGTTGTCGTAGAGATGGCGCTTTTTTGTATGTCTGGAGGTGGGCGAATGGCGTTTGAAGGCTGGCTATTAAAAATAAATGGAACAGTGTTTCCAAATGAATTAATTGCACTGGAATCATATAAGTGCACGCCGGATCAGATAATGGATCTGGATCCCTACCGAGATGGAAACGGAGAACTTCATCGTAATGCCTTACCTCATACTGCCACCTCTATGGAATTTTCCACCACACACTTATGGCTAAAAGATGTTGATAAGCTGAATGCCTTTGTACCACATGGAAACAGGGTAAAATGTCAAATTGAATATTGGAATCCAAACACGTCCTCGTATAAATCGGGGGCGTTTTATATTTCAGATATTCCCTATGAGATTGTGAATGTTAATGAGAAGAAAAAAGATATACTCTACAAGCCGATTAAGATAACGATAACTGAGTATTAAGGAGGTTGTGAAGTGCTGAATATCCCAGATGAAATAAAAGAATTGTTTCGGGCAGATAATATGGGTTCTGCCACACGACGGCATATAAAACTACGTTTCTTTGATGAAGAGATAAAGATGATTTATCCGGAAGATAACCTGTTTCCCTCCGACGATTTATTTCCTGTTGATCAGGAGCCAGTGTATGTCATTGATAATAGCCAGATAATATCCGAATCCGTGACAATAACAGAGAGTCTATGCTCAAGCCAGAATTTAACTTTTGGCGAGTGCTGTGCTTCCATGTTTGAAGTAACGGTGGCGGATGTATTAATGGATCTAACTGGGAAAGAATTTATGGCAACTGTTGAGATTGGTGGCTATGAAATGGCCTTGGGGATCTATAGAGTAGATAGCTTTGTCCGGGAGCAGGTTGACAGACGACGAAAAAAGATTGTAGCCTATGATCGCATGATGAAATTTGATATTGATGTGGCAGACTGGTACCAGGGATTAACCTTTCCCCTGACATTGAAATTGTTCAGGGATTCGCTTTGTAATCATGTGGGTGTTACACAGATCATAGCGGAATTACCCCTGGACGATATGCAGATAACAAAGACTATTGAACCGGAGCAGCTAGACGGCCGTAAGGTTTTAATGGCTATCTGTGAGTTAAACGGTTGCTTTGGGAATTTCGATAAGACTGGCCGGCTTACATATAAGTATTTGGGTACTTCCGGTCTGTTCCCGTCTGAAAACTTATACCCTGATGACGAATTATTTCCATCAGAGATGACCAATGCGGAAACATTATCCTACTACAAACAAACAGAGACACATTATGAAGATTATGTGGTATATCCGATTGATAAGGTACAGATCCGGCAGGAAGAGGGAGACGTAGGCGCGTCCTATGGCCCGGGAAGTAACTGTTATGTAATTCAGGGAAATTACCTGGTCTATGGAAAATCGGAACAAGAACTCCTTTCGATTGCTGCTATAGTTTATGATTATATTTCAGGAAGATTGTACAGACCCTGTCAAATCGTTGGACCGGCTCTGCCGTGGGTAGAGGTTGGTGACGGGATCATATGCTATACTACGGACGATGTGATTGAAACCTTTTGCCTTCAGCGAACCTTGAAAGGCATACAGGGAATGACGGATACTTATGTTGCGAAAGGTAATATTGAGCAGGAACAAAGTTTTGGACTTGGAGATCAGATAATTCAGTTAGAGGGAAAGACAGCTGTTATTAAAAAATCCGTGGAGGAAGTTTCTGTCCGGGTAACAGATTTGAAAGAATACACGGAAGCACAGTTTAAGGTGACAGCGGATCAGATTCTCGCGGAAGTGACCAGGGCGAAAGATGCAGAAGCGTCACTGAATATCAGAGCGGATGGGATTGTTGCTTCGGTGACAAATCTTAAAAATGATACGAATTCTCGATTTGAACAGACAGCGCAGCAGATATCATTGAAAGTAAGTAAAGGTGATGTATCAGCACAGTTATCAGTCGAAAGCGATAAGGTAACGATATCCGGAAACCGGCTTATTGTTAACAGTAATAATTTTCAGCTGGACGGTGATGGAAATGCTACGTTCAGCGGTAGAGTGGTTGGTGGATCTATAAACATAGGAGCAAATTTGTTCGTGGCAAATAATTCGGTTGTGCGATTAGGAGACTATCAGGTAAGTGCTAATGGAACCGGAACTCTCATGTCTGCTAACGGGTATGTTAATATTACAGACATTGTTACAAGTGGACCGTCTGGAGAGCTGGCACGAATGACAATTGGAAGTGACCTAATGCGTGAAGCTATAGAACTTAAAGGGACTGGTGATATTAAAACAGCAAGAGTTTATTGTCGGCAGGATTATTATTTTGAAGGCGATGATTGGGCTGGATCGTGGGGAGTTTTGAGAATGTTAAAACAGGTATATAACAGATTAGATGCAATAAGGTATTCAATTCAAAATATGGGAGGAAATGTTGACTGGGATTAGTATAGTGGTACAAGCTATTTACAGCGTACACAAATAATGGTACTATTTACATATAATTATTTGGAGGTGCGGAATGAAAAAGATTGTAACCATTTTACTAACTCTTTCAATAATGTTAATTATGTCAAGTGGTGTGTTTGCACAAAATGCAGCATCTATTCCATGGACAGACAGTATTCGCGATATGCCATTCAGTTCAAGGACTGATAGCAGTGGACAGGAGAGATGGGTATACTATAAGCAAGATGGAAGCCTTGCCCAGAGTCAATGGGTTCAAAATCACAAATATGACTGGTATTATTGTAGCGAAGATGGATTCTTACTGAAAAGCACTTGGTTTCATGATCCGGCAGATGGTAAGTATTATTATTTTGGCGATGATTGGGCTATGCTCCACGACACCACAACCCCAGACGGTTACACAGTTGGTTCTGATGGTGCCTGGGTAAAAGATGGTCAGGTTGTTGTGGAGACGGTGGCTAATAATTAAATAGATCCATTTAAAGGAGCAGGAAAAACGCCTGCTCCTTTTTACGAATAAATTAGATATAATGAATTTCTATTAAATACTCATTTTTTGTTTACATATATTGACATTTAAGAACATATGTTCTAATATGATAAAAAACCCCATAATTTATAATTTAACTTATTGAAATACTCATTATTTTAATATATTATAAATTGTATAATATTCGGGGGTGGAAAAGTGACTGAGGAGCATACAAAGGAACAATTGAGTGTTGCGTATGCGCAGGCAATTTCAGCATATGCAGGATTATCATTTCAAGAGTACAAATCAGATTATGGTTTAGATGCTAGAATTAATGATATTGAATATAGTACAGATAGAAAGAGGCATTGGCAAACAGGCTTTGGTATTGATATTCAACTGAAGTCTACAGTTAATGCTAAAATTAAATCAGGGATTATAATATATGATTTAGAAGTTAAGAATTACAAAGATCTAATACAGCTAAATATTGGTACTCCAAGAATACTTATTTTATTTGTTCTGCCTAAAAATCGAAATGATTGGGTTCAAGTGTCATGTAATGAAATGAAGTTAGAAAAGTGTGCTTACTGGTGTTCTTTAAAAGGATTACCTGATACTAAAAATGGTCAAAAGGTTAGAATAAAAATTCCAGAAACTCAAATGCTAACAGCTGTAGAATTAATTAGATTAATGGATATGGTGAAAAGGGGGGTGTTGTAATGGATAAACATGAAAAACTATATAAAATTACAGCAAACTCTTTTGAGAAGTATTTATTACTGTGTAACTGGATTAGAGATTATAATTTTCCTAATAAGAAAATGATGGTCTTTCATGAAGGAGATCAGACTATTGCAATACCAGCAAATGAGAAATTTTTGGATTTTTATAAAGTTCTTCCTAATACTTTAGAGCGCTTATCATTTTTATATAAAAAGGATATTGATGAGATTATAAAAGAAATAATTACTTCTTTTTATGATACTCTAGAATTTAGAATAATATCTAAGTTTTCAGAAGAAGGTGAATTGCCACTTGGTTATGCAAGTTCCTGTTTGGATGGAATAAAAGAACTTATTTTATATTCAGCTTGCGCAGAACAAAATAAATCACCAGTTTGTTTAAGAACTACTAATAATTCTAAGGAATTCCTTGATAGTTTTAAATTAGGGCAAACTGAAAAAGGTAGTTTTGTTATTAATATTGATATTAAAGTAGTTGATGAAGAGAATGAGCAGATGTCTTTAAATGAGTGTAACCTAGATTCTTCAATAGAGCATAAAATAGTAAGAAGGATAGGCAATGCAATAAACCAGGTTAATGATATTGTTGAAAATAAAATTGATATTGATGGGTTAATAAATAATGCATATATGACTGGAATTACTGCGAATATGTGCGATGCTTTATTAAAGTTAAATCCAGAGGATTCTGATGTTGAAATAGATACGAAAATAAGATATGCATCTGCGATAACAAAAAAAGCAGGTATTATTGAACAAGTAAATATCAAAAGAAACCATTTTTTTGTTTTAAACGAAATATCAAAAAGATATAAAATGGTTGATGAAACAAAAGACATTTTAGTTGACGGTTATATAAAAACTTTAAAGAAAGAAGGAATTGACAAAGAGAGATATAAGAGGGAAATATCCATATTGACTTGTCTAGACAATAAATTTAGGACAATTAAAGTTGAGTTGGGGGAAGAAGATTATAAGCATGCTTGCGATGCACATAGAGATGGTATAAAGATTGAGATGAAAGGTACTCTAGATATGAGTAAAAAAACTTGGCATTTAAAGAATATTACTAATTTTAAATTGATTGAAGATTAATTAATCAAAGAAAAGAGCGCCCAAACCTGGACGTTCTTTTCTTTATCTTAAAATTTTATGATAGTATTTGATATAAAATTTTTTATGAATTCGACAACTTATTTCAGCAAAGCTTAATATAATAATATGAAGGGGTGGAACTCCTTTCCGGGTATGCTCCGGAAACGCCCCGAAATAATTTTACTGGCTCTGCGGAATGTAGAGTCGGAAGTGAAAATTTAGGAGGGTACGCTTAGATGGGCAGAGCCGAAATTTTTACTACAGAAGAAATTAAGAAAACACAGACAATTACCACTTTGGAAATTGCAGAGATGATGGACGTTCCTCATGCAGATCTTTTAAAGAAATTAGAAGGCCGCAAAGATAGGAAAGGTTATATCCAGATATTGAACGAAGGACAAATGTCCGTGGTTGATTATTTTAAGAAATCCACCTACATTGACGCAAAGGGAGAAGAACGGCCTTGCTACGAAACAACCAGACTAGGGTGCGATTTTCTGGCAAATAAGTCAACTGGAGAAAAGGGAATTATATTTACCGCAAAATATGTAAAACGTTTCTACGAGTTGGAGGAAGCTATTAAGCCGAAACGACCTCAAACATATATTGAGGCATTGGAAGAACTTATACAGTCAGAAAAGCAAAAGGAACAGCTTCGATTGGAATTAGATCGTAGCAAGGACTGGTATTCCATTAAACGGGTTGCCGCTCTAAATGGAGTTGACTGGAAAACTTTTGATTGGCGAAAATTAAAGCGTACTGGAATGGATATGGGATATGAAGTGAAGAAGATTTTCGATGCAAATTATGGTGAAGTCAACACCTATCATCGTGAAGTTTGGGAAGCGGTATATCCTGAATACGAAATTTAATAATGTGGTGAATTTAGAATGAGCGTCCGATTTCGGGCGTTTTTTCTATGTCCGAAAGGAGGAGCTATGAAAAAGATAATCACATACACGGAAGAACAGGTGTTGCAGATGAAGTACATGCTGAATGCCGTCACTACAACCGGAATCCAAAATGCGAAGCAGGTAGCTACCATTGCGCAGGTGATAGATTCCGGAATGCCGGGAGAGATTATAGAACCGGAGAAACCGGAAAAATTGAAGGGACTTTACTCGGCGGCTGATTGGGTAAACCCGCCTGAACAGAAAACTAAAATCAGTAATAAGCCTGAAAAGAAAGAGGGTGAAGGCTAATGGCTTTGCAACCATTTTATACAGTTACAGATTGGCAGAATCTACCATCGCAAAAAACAGCGCTGAATCGTACTAATTTAATACATACAGAAAACGGAGTAAAGGAACTGGATAACAGAACCGTACAGCTGGACGCAAATAAAGCCGATAAATCGCAGATCAATGCCCTGGTAAGAGATGTGTCAGTTGATGATAATGGGATATTTACAATAACCTATCAAAATGGATCAGTAAAGACTTATGACCTGGACATTGAAAAGGTTGTGTTAAACTTTGATATTAACGATCAAAATCAACTCGTACTTACATTAGCAGACGGCACCCAAAAGATAATTGACCTTACCCGGTTTGTCTATTCCGTGGACAGCACGGCTACTGTATCAATGCAGATCAATGACCGTACCATAACTGCCATGATTGTGAACGGATCCGTTACAATGGAGAAACTTGACGCTGCCATACAGACTGAATTTCGCCAGTATATGCTTGATGCACAGTCGGCTCGTGATGCCGCACTCAATTATCAGAAGTTTACAAAGCGCTATGTCTTCGGGGATCAAGATTTTCCAGGAAGCGAGAACGATTGTGCAAAGTTTTATTATGAACAAACCAAAGATGATGCCACGACTTCTGGCCAGAATGCTCAGCAGGCTGCCGATAGTGCGGTAGTATCAACCACCCAGGCGGGAATAGCTACCACAAAGGCTGCCGCGGCAACTGCAGCAGCGAATCAGACAGCGGCAGATGTTTTAACCACAACTCAGAAAGCAACAGCAGCAGGTGCCAGTGAGCAGGTGGCAAGAGATAAAGCGGCACAGGCAGGAGTAAGCCAGACAGCGGCCGGTCAAAGCGCAGCTGCAGCACAGAACAGTGCATTAATGGCAAAACGATATGTAGAAGGTGGAGTGGTACCGGAAGATACTGAGGACAATGCAAAGTGGTACTGGCAACAGGTACAAATTTTAAAAGCGCAGGTTGATCAAGCGGCTAAGATATCAATCCCACAATTTTATGTTGATATGAGTAAAATGCAACTTAAGAGCAGGACAGCGGCTAAAGGAATCAGTTTCAGGCTGGAAGCCGGTAAGTTTATAGGAAAGGAGATTCTGCAATAATGGATGAGACAGAAGTTGTATATGGCACGATAGGAATGCTACCTTCGGAAGAATACAATCCTAATAAGCAGTATGAAATATTAAATTTAGTATCCTATGATGGGAGTAGTTATGTGGTTCACACTAAGCCTCCTATTGGGACATTGCCTACCAATTTAGATTATTGGCAGGTTTCGGCTTTGGGAACAAGCAAAGCCACGGCAAACAGTGTCGGAACGGTAAAGCCAGACGGCACAACAATGGAGGTAAGTGCTGACGGTAGTTTAAGTGCAAAGACAGCTACACAGAACACCTTGGGATTGGTAAAGGGAAGCAATGGGATTAAGGTGGGGACTGATGGGAGTGTTGATATAAACACCCTCTTTGAGCAGGCCACGGAACTGGCCAACATCATAGCTGGGGAGGCTATTGCTTCTGCACTTGGGAAGATATCAAAGTCCATAGCAGTTACAATGAACCTGGATCAGAATGCTCTGCTGAAGAATATGCTTACCAACATGGATGCAAATGATCAGAATAAAATCCCAACGTCAGCATTTGTGCATAACCTCTGGGAGCGGATCGGCATGGGTGAAGATCTAGAAATTGGCGAAAATTTGACCGCGGTAGTTAAAGTACTAAATAGCAATTTAAGTTATAAAACTTATGAGACGAAGTTCACAATTAATTCAGATGCTTCGGCTAAAGTGATTTTTACAAAATATGGTCAAATAAAACGATTTTCCATGTGGGGGTTAAATGAATGGTACGCTGCTTCCACCACTGAAATTAAGCTTTGTGATCTTCCGGCAGACGTTATCCCCAGTGGTGGTGGGTTTTATAAATATATGCAATATGATACTGGAAAGTATGGCTATGTAAGCATACATGATAATGCAATGTATTTGTTATTGGCAACAGCTTTGAACGCAGGAGATAAGGTCACACTACAGGATGTTTATTTCTAAAATGATCATTTAAGGTATTTTTATCAATATCAGTCTTACTATAATTGCAGTAGTTACTTGCGCGGAAGAATAATAAGATAGATACGCATTGCTCCCTGATACTGTGTTAAGATCGGCTATCATCGTAGCAGACTGACCAGTATCAACACTGCTGCCATAAACAGCGTATCCGCTTGGCACAGCTGTGAATCCGTTAATTTGTATAGCACCTTTACCAGATGCATATGTAGCAGACGGTATAGTATAAGATCTTAATATCATATCCGCCGAATTAAACTTGTTATCTAAATTGCTATTTAGCGTAGAAACGGAGCTGTCCGTGAAACAGCAGAAAGAAAATAAATATGTGGATTAAAAAAAGAATGTACGCTGAATTAAAAAGAAGATCAGCCGTCCTCAAAAAAAGTACTCAAGGGCGGCCATTAGGTTATGAAAAAATATTTAATGATGTTAATTGCAACACAGAAAATCTAACTGAACCAATGAAAGACAAAGCAGTTAATGCAAAATTGAATGCTGCACCCAGTACGCTTCGTTAGGATATATTGCTAAAATGTTACATTCATCGCCTACAGTTTGTAGGCATTGTCCGAAACGCATTAATCCAGAAACTGTACTAACTAAGAAACGCAAAAAATCAATAGAATCTTGCATGGTGAATTTAGTATAATCAAAATGAACAAGATCGGAACTTATTAAGTGAGAAACATAATCGTTTTCCACAGAAAAAGTAATCCCCGCTGTGTCAAAGGATTTTCATCACCTAAGGGATTAAGTTCAATTTATTTTTCTATTACTGCGGATATGGGACCATTGTCTATAGAAGCCGTACCAGCATATGATAGTCCATATTGATTTTCAATCAGAAATAATTTATCTTCGGTAGATGATTGATGTATCTCATAATTAATACCTGATCTATTGTACGTAGCGGTTATTAGTTTGTCGGCGCACATAATTATACCGTGATGATTATAAAAAGCTAAGGCTAAAGACATTTTTAAATCCTCCTTTCTTTTGTACTTGGTGCTCAGCCACCTGTGATTCCATAATATGGAAATAGAGAGAGGAAAGCAAGAATACAGTTTTGCTATTTGAGTAATTATAAATCATCAATTATCAAATACTTTAATAGCGATCATAACATATTTGGATTAAATGATTCAATGCATACATTATAAAAACCCATTCCAAAGCTGGTTAAACAAAGAAAAAGGAGTTGCTCTTCGTAACGCCATTTTGAATTAGTCAAAAATGTTTCTAATTCTGTTTTACATAGATTATAATGAGGAGATTTTTTGATTTTTTGTGGAACTGGTTCTTGTTGTGCAAATCGTGTTTCAGTTAATCCGAGACGAGACAGATTGCCTAAAGATAAATTTACTGTTTCATAATCTGTAAAATCAATGTATGTAACATAAGGAAATGATCTACGACTTATAAAATTTAAATTAATTGTTTTCACCTCAGAGTCGTACTCTGTCGAACTCAAATTTACATATGGAAGAGTTTTATTGGAAGGCATTTCGTTTAAGATTCGGGCATCAATAGGAGACATCTGTTTAATTATCTCAACAAATGACGGATGAACATAAGCTTTTGTATCAATATTCATTGATTTAGCAAGAAGATTAGCATATAAGTTTCTTAATTCTTTACTATCCATTGAATAAGAAATTGCTTGTATTGCTGGAATTGCAACATATGGTTCTGGTGTTACGATTTTTTCGGGTGAGATGTTTTCAAGCTTATAACTTAATAATTTTTTTGTTTCTTCAATGCTGTATTCTTTGTTTAGTATCCATTTATCAAGATCAGCAAAGACAGCATTGATTGCACGAGGTATTCGAGCCAAAAGTTTTCCTGATTCTTGCGCGGAAGGTTTTAGAGCGTCATCATAAAGTTCTGGAATGTTTTTCAGAGCTTTTCCGGCTCCTTCTGCTAATTTGTCGAATCCATCTAACATAAAATCACGACCTTTCAATTTGATAATAATATTTTATCAGATTGTAGGAAAATAACAAATATTATTTGGGAGGAGATCCAATAAATTTTATTTATTGTTCAAAAGTAAAACAGAAAGCAAAAGTACATATGGTAGGTGGAACCACAATCCTATTAACAATTGTGGTGGTTATCTGCAAGGCAATCGCCGAAAGAATTTCGAAAGAAAAAGAATTGCTATTTAGTTGAGAGCCGGAGCTGTCCGAAAACAGCAGAAAGAGGAAAAAATATTATGGAAAAAATAATCAAAATGGATTTTATGAATTAATTTCGAAAAAAAACAAATAATAAAGAAAAGTAATCATAATAAATGGAGGTATTGAAATGAATGAAGTTCTTGAAAGAACAGAAGAAAAGGTAGTTACTAAAGAATTTGTAGATTTTATGAATAGTAAAATATTGAATGCTTCAGTGAAAAAAGACCTTACAACGTATAAGGAAAATCTTGATAGGTTTGGAAATGGAAATAAAATAATGGCAAAAGGAGAAGGCCATATAGAGAAATTCGTAGCCAACAATGGCTACGTTAAAAAGATATTAATTGAAAACAAATACTATCTTTGGTATTTTGATTTAGATATTTCTTATCAATATACATCTACAACTCATGGAGAATATTGGGCGTGTGCACTTGGGAAATGTACTTTTCTTAATAATGAATGGGGCAGTGTACATCCTAAAGGAATTATGAAGGCAAGGTTCGTGGCAGAACCAAGTAAGAATTTACAGGTCAAATTAGAAATACAAGTCGATCCTGATCATAATGATAATCCTGGACATTTTGTACGAGACAGAGTTATACCACTATTTAGAGAACAAGTAATGAATGCTGCAGAAGAATTTACTGGATTAATTATTGAAAATTTGGCGGTAACTTTAGTTTAATATTATAAATAACATTTAACTGCAATACTTTATTGTTGATTTAAGAACCTGAAAGTCTTTTGATAATCAGGTTCTTTGTTGTTTTTAAACATAGAAAGCAGGTGGAAAAGGCATTTATTATAGAGACAAACGGTACAAGCAAAGCAGCATACAATTAAAAGAAAATCAAAAGGAGTTGAATATTGCTATTTAACGTAAAACCGGAACTGTCCGTAAAACAGTAGAAAGAGGAAAAATGATTAAAGTAAAATTAGATCAGACAATTGAAGACCTTATGGTTTAGATTAAAAAGAAATGTAATAAAGATACAAATAATTGTGAGGAAATTCTTTTCTTAACGAATGCTCTGACCGATAAGCTTCAGCCAGAGCCGACTTTCTTAATGATTAGTGTCAGTATCAGGATTTAGAACAACTTACACTTTTATAAGTTTTTATACTGTTCACATGCTTGTGTGATTGTATTAATTAATTTGTTCGAAATGTCTAATCGCATATTAAGATATGAATCGCGCTCAGATCTTGCTTTGACATTAAAATCATCAAATATTTTTTTGTTTTGAGGGTATTTAGTTGCCTCCTCCAAAAAGGCTCCTCCGTTACTATGAATAAGAAAATTTAAACGTCTTTGATCATCAAATTGAGGAATCTCCATTTCTGATTCAGAATATATCATAGCATTATCTTTCCAATAATCATTGAAATAGGTGTATAGTTTTAAGATATATTTTTCCTTAAAACCATCCTGTTTGATCGAATAACCATTGAAAGATTGATGCGGTTTAGATATATCGCAAGGTCGTGAATGACTTACGCTTTCACTAAAAATTTCATTTATTATAGGTGTCTTACTAATCAGCATTTGAGCATATTCTTTGCCAAGTCTTGTAAGATCTTTGTAATATTTGCTCTTTTTTTCAGCTAATGCTTTCACAACGATTAAATGGAGACTGCAAATCGAATTAAATGCTATAATACCTTCTAATGAATTAAAACGTTTTAACTGATGTACCATATCAGAAGCATCAGAATATAATTCATCCAACATTTCTGTATCGTTAGTTAGTATATAAGATGAAATTCTAGATGAAATGCTGTCAGTTTTTGCAATGTATTCTCTCATAAATGCATCATCAATGATTTTTTGTACTTGGTTGCATATTTCATTTATTGCTTTCGTTATTAATTTTTCAGTATCATCAGATTTAAATAAATTGCTTAGTATTATTTGTGCGGTTTTTGTTTTTATATCATTACCGATTGTTTGCATGATTAATTCTATAGTAAGCATAATTAGACTCCTTTTTAACTAATAGTATGTTTGTAAGAACTAAAATTTATACCAACCTTGCTGTAATTAAATGTAAATCTTCTAGGATAATATAATAAAATTAGTACACTTGATATGAATGAGATAAAATAATACCAGTATTACTATCTTATTAAACTTGTAAAACAGTCCCTTATTGGGGCTTATTTTATTACCCCAAGCCGGGAGAAAGGTCACCATGATACAATTTGTTTGTGAAAAACTACTGGAAGCAATAATCAATCAGCTAACAGAAAAGACGGATCCAACTAATAAAGAGGTGCTGCTGATTAACCTCTGCCGAAAAGAACTGAGTGTTATTAGTAAGCTGAAGATCGAAGGAATAGACATGACTGGCACTGCCCAGGAGGTGGAGGAACGTATTGAAAGCCAGTCGATCTATTTCATGGGAAAAGAAGAATTCGATCAGATCAAGGAGAAGGCTGATCGGTTCGATGCATTGTAAAGTTTAATGTAAACCAATGGCTCCTGTAGGGGCTTATTTTTATGCCTAAGAGGCGGAAAGGATTGAATAATGAATAATATCGAAAAAATTAAGTTTGGGGATCAGGCTTTTGATCTGGTACCTGACGGGATAAAATTGGGAGAAACCGGGGGTACAGTTACCTTTCAGAAAGGATCGGCTTCCTTTGATAGCGTCAAGGCTCTCTTGAAAGCTAATGGTGAAATCGCTCAGATCGGCTTGTCCGGAGACACTGATTGGGCTCGTGAAGATTTAGTATATGCGAAAAGATTAACAGAAGAGTCTGATTATGTAATCGGTAAGGATGAGGACGGAGTAACGGATAGAAAGGCGGATGTAATAATTGCCTATTTTAAGACACCAGATTTACAGGAACGAGTTGCAGCTTTGGAAGCAGAGAATGCAGAAATTAAAAAGGATAATGAATCTTTAAAAACAACCGTTGGTACTTTAGTTTTATCAAGTCTGGAGGTGTAAGTATGTTTGAAATGTTAATGTGGTTATACGACGGTGGTATGGGTAAGCTTACGGTTACCATGCTGGCAAATGCGGTTATAAAGGGGTGGATCACTGATGCAGAAAAGCAGCTGATCCTGGCAACTAAAATTTAGGAAAGCGTGAGGTGGATATATGCCTATGGAAATCATGGTGGCTCTTATAGGATTGGCAGGAAGTGGAATAGGTACTTTTGCAGGAATAGTGGCTTCTTCCAAACTGACAAATTATCGTATAGGGCAGTTGGAAAAGAAAGTTGACAAGCATAATACTGTAATTGAGCGCACTTTCAGACTGGAAGAGCAGATGAAAGTTGCAAATCACCGCATAGCGGACTTAGAGGAAAAAGGAGATTAATATTATGGAACAGATTATGAATTATGTAAAACCGGAACTTATCGTAGTGGCAGTGGTGCTTTACTTTTTAGGGCAGGGAATTAAACAGAGCCAGACAATCAAAGACAAACACATCCCTATGGTAAATGGAGCTGTTGGAATTGTACTTTGTGGAATTTATGTGTTGGCTACAAGTGGTTGTCAGACAGGACAGGAAATAGCTATGGCTGTATTTACGGCTATTACGCAGGGAGTACTTGTAGCTGGTCTAAGTACATATATAAATCAGATTATTAAACAGAATGGGAAAGCTGAATAAATACGATGCGTGAATTCCCGTTTCCATAGCAATGTCACAACTTTACGGACCTGGGACGATCCTGGGTCCTTTTTTGATTGGAGGAAAATAATATGCAGATCAATAAATTACTTACACCATACAACCTTACTGCAGGGGAGGTGGATCGTATCAAGTATCTGGTGATCCATTATGTCGGGGCGTTAGGAGGAGCCGAGGCAAACTGCAAGTACTATGCTTCCCAGTACGTAGGAGCCAGCGCCCATTACTATGTGGGATTCAACGGTGAGATCTGGCAATCTGTAGAGGATAAGAATATAGCCTGGCATTGTGGTACTAAGAACGGATATAAGCACCCAGAATGCCGAAATGCTAATAGTTTAGGCATTGAACTATGCGTCCGTAATAAAGGCCCTCTGGCTGATACAAGCAGGGATTGGTATTTTGAAGATGAAACAGTACTGGCAGCTATTGAATTAACAAAAGAGCTCATGGCGAAGTATAATATACCTGCGGATCATGTGATCAGGCATTATGACGTGACTGGGAAGATTTGTCCGAACCCTTATGTTTATAATCATACCGATCATACATGGGAGGCATTCAAAACTAAATTAATGGCTATAGAGGTTAAGAAATCATCCGGCTGGGTGCAGGTAACAGAAGGGTGGATGTACTACAATGGTGATACCGGTCTTCCGGTCCGTAATGACTGGGTAAAGAATCAGGATAAGTGGTACTGGTTTAATGCTGCGGGGATCATGGTAACCAACACCTGGTACCAGTATAACAGCACTTGGTATTACCTTGGGGCGGACGGGGCTATGTGTAAATCCCAGCTGGTTGAGAATTCCGGAAAGATTTATGCAGTGAATAGTGAAGGTAAAATGATCACCGAACCAGTTATGCTCACTCCAGATCAGGACGGGGCACTGCAGTATAGTGGATTAGTGAAATAGTGCTAAATTTGTTTGGCAAGGTTACCGATTGTTCAGGCTGATATAAGATGATAATATAAATGCATTCTAAAACATAAATCAAGTGCTGAAATCCCAGAATAATATAATCGATTATAATTAAAAATTTACAAGACATTTGTTAAACTCAAATGGCTTTCTTTTCTGCACTTTATTTATTGATTTAGATTGCTTTAACAATAATATTTTAAAAGACAAATTTTGGAGGTACGTGTATGAAAAGCTTAAAAAAGTCATTTTGTTTTATATTTATTTTTTCCTTTGTATTCATATTTGCTAATTTCAATTCATATGCAACTGAAAATGAACCAATGAATCTATCTGATTGGAGTAGTATAATATTGGCTAAGGATAGAGATGGTCATGCTACCCCTAACTGGAAGCTTGGAACTTCAAATACTACTATTACACAAACTCTTAATTCAAAAGCTTCAGCTTATATAAATAATGCAGATTGTGTTAATAAAAAAATAGAGGGAACTTTCAGCGTAGATTCAGCAGAAGATGATGATTTTATCGGTTTTGTTTTTGGTTATAGAGATATAGGACATTATTATTTATTTGATTGGAAGCAATCGGGGACGTATGATAATACATTTGGAGATACTGGGAAACAAGGTATGAGTATTAAGGTTGTTAATACAGATTCTGTTATTAAAGAATCTGACCTTTGGTCTACGTCAGGAAGTGATAATAAAATTAAGGCACTATATCATAATAATATGGCATATTCCTATAAAACTACTTATAATTTTTCACTTACATTTACAGATAAAGGTGAAATTAATATTATTATAAAACAGGGAAGTAAAATTCTGGATGATATAACTGTAATGGATAATACCTATAACTCCGGAAGTTTTGGCTTTTATAATTTTTCACAGCCGATGGTTACTTATACAAATTTTACGATTAAAAGTGTAGCTCCAATTTTAAATATATCAGCTGTAGAAGACAAAAAGGTAGATTTAACATGGACGGCTGTAAGTGATGCAACAAATTATATGGTTAAAAGGTCTACTACACAAGGAGGACCGTACGAAACCATTGCAGAGAATTTAACCGAAACTTTTTATTCAGATGTTAGTGTTATAAATGGTACTAAATATTATTATATCGTAAGTGCCGTAAATGCAGGTAAAGAAATTGGCAATTCTAATGAAGCGTCAGCAACGCCTACTGAGTCTCAGAACCCTCCGATAACTGACTCAAAATTGAAAGTTGTATTAGAGGTTGCCGAAGTACTCCGATTAAGTGTAGATGATGACTTAAATGTTAATACACAAATGGCCTGGTCCTCTTCAGATCCATCGGTTGCCACAGTAAATGAAAAAGGCATAGTGAAAGCTCTGACTCCTGGCAATACAGTTATAACAGTTAAGAGTCAGGACGGATCCTATACGGACTACATAAATGTATTAGTAGTAGAAAATGCAGACGATTACAGACTTGCTATTGATTTAAAAGTTGGAGAGACAGCCAGATTGACAGCAGATGATTTTACTAACACAGCAAATATCACATGGGCTCCTATGGATTCTTCAATTGCAAATGTAACTACAAAAGGAAAAGTCACAGCATTGAGCAAAGGATTGGTTTTAATCAGCGCAAAGGATTCCGAAGGAAACATTATTGGCCGTGTTTATGTAAGGGTAAGGGAATAGTTTGATTAATGGCGGGTATCCGGCATTCGGACCCGCCTAAAAAGTTCTTTCATATTTTATGCATTTATGATATTATCATTGTGTAGAGTGGCAGAAAGGAAAGCCACATGAATATAAATGATAATACACTTAAAGCAATCAATGTAATTCCTTATAATGGAAAATCAATAACTCTTAATGATCTGTGCATGTCGCATACAAATTTTCAACCAAATCAGATTTTAGAAGCAGCTATCTATGGAGATATGATAATAATCACTCCTGCAGATATAGAAAAATAAATAGGAGGCCACTCTACATAAATTACTTTTTATAATATTTTTCATACCAACGAGGTTGCCTGATATATTTCGGTTCAGTTTGAGGCTTTGATTTCCCATAAAATCCGCAGAATTCATTTTTGATGCAGTATTCGCCCTTAATAGGTTCAAAATGTGGACATTGATTTATATCTGGATGAAGTTCACAATTTCCTGCCATTTTTAAGAACTCCTTTCACCCGTGGAATAACATACCACATTCTTCGCAGTATAGCCATGTGACTTTATTTCTAATATTATTCGGTGTTTTAATTCTCTTCGCATTCGCTTTATCATATCCACATATAGGACATGCAAATTCAGTTTCTCCGTACCAGTCAATTTTCTCTAAAGCATTTAGACCAGTCTCAAGAAAAGTTAAACATTCATTTTTTTCACAATTATTTAGCATTTATTTGACTCCTTAATAAAATATATTAAATTTGTCTTTCTATAGAATATCATATTTTTTACTAAAAATCAAACATATGTTCGAAGATAGCAATTATAAAGAGTATTCCAATTCTAAAGGAGTGATTGCGGAGTTCTCATTATATAATTGGCAAAAAAGTACTATTTCACCATTTGTTTTAATAAGAATATCGGCAAAGTCAAAAGAATTGTTTATGTGTATAATAGCAATTTAACAATGAGAGGAAAGTTTGCAATTCGTGACGAATCTGTAACACTTGCTAATACTGCTACAACAATACCGATGACCCGTGTATTAGAAAATCAAAACAATTTTTATACAATAAATGCAGATGGTACGATCACAGTGCCCCCGGGAACATATATTATAAATGCTGCCTTTCACGGCTTACAGTTGGCTAATGAGTTTTTATATCTAACAGTATCGTGTGGTAACAATCTTGTTACCCATAATTACTACTGGAATGCAACGGAACAAGCATACAGGGAAATATCTTTAAATGCGAAATCCATAAATAGTATGATATTAAGATTATATGGTTCAAGTTCTGGTGGCACTTGCAGTATATTTGGATATTTATCTGCAACGGATACTGTACTCACAATTCAAAAAATCACTTAGTAAATGATCATTTGAAGAGGGAAATATGTATTCATGTACATTAAAAATTTAATATTGTAAGTTAGTAGTATTGTGTTAGAATATAACTATTAGTAAATAATTTAGCAATTTTATGGAAAGGTAATAAACATGGAAATAAACTGGGACATTATAATATCGTTAGTTACCGCTTTTGCTGCACTTGCAGCTTTAGTATTAAGTAATAGACAGATGAAATTAAGTAACAAACAGCATTTGTTTGATAAGCGGTTAGAAAGTTACATAATTGCAAATGGGTTACTTCAGTTATATAGGGAAAATAGCAAGATAATTGATTATAAAACAGATGAACCCATATTTTCAATTGAAATGCAGTTTGCGTGGTTGACAAATAACTCTTATTTAGAAAGAATAACTCCTGCAATTAATGAGCCTTTATACGGAGAAAGTCACAAAGAATTATTAAAAAAGCTAGAAAGCCTCAAGGAGGTTTCAACTAAAATTAAGTTTGTTTTTTCTGCTGAGGAATCAATTATTTTGGGAGATTTTGTTTTCTGCTATCAGAAATTACTGTTTACAATGTATCAATATAACATACTTTTGACAAAAATGAAGCAAGTGGTAGAAGACGAAAAAATATCATTTAAAGAAGCTCAAAAACTTGTGGGAGAAGAACGAATAAAAATAGAACTTGAAACTGCTTTTGAAAATTTAAAATGTCAAGAAATCCAAATAAATAGGAATAAAGTTGAAGAAAAAATTAAAAAACAAATTATGCTATAAAAAAACTACTAACTAAATATTAAGTTAGTAGTTTTTTTGTTGAAATCAAGTCACATAAATTGCTATTTACAGAATTATGTTTAAAAAGAATAATATCTCTTTTTGCTTGTATATTTTATAATTTGTAATTATAATATTGATATATTACTGAATAAGGAGCAATTGTATAATGAGTAATCTATTTGTTTTTGGTAATGGTTTTGATTTGGCACACGATTTTAAAACATGTTTTAATGATTTTAAAGTTTGGCTAAATAATAAATATGATGATGATGATGACGAATCATTAGACGAATTTGGAACAATACCTCAATATAGTACTAATTATAAAAGGTTAGAATCTTACAATCTTGAAGAAATGGCTCGTTTTTTCTATGCATTAATTTATGATGTCGTTGGAAGTAATTGGAATCAATTTGAATCTGCTTTATCAAAACTTGATTGGATATCCATAATTAAAAAAGAATGTCTCTATTACAATGATTTTGGCTTTAATGATAGGGAAATTATGCTTTGTGCTGAGGATATAGCTGTAGGAATGAGAGATTTTGCCCACGTTTTAATAAACAAATTATTTAGTAGTTGGGCTACAGAAATTGATATTTCGCATCCTAAGACAATCTCAAAAGAGCTAATGGTATTAGTCGATCATGATCATGATTATTTTTTGAATTTCAATTATACTGATACACTTGAAACATACTATAATGTTAATAATATTTGCCATATACACGGGCAATCCTCTAAAAATGATACCTTGATTGTTGGTCACGCGGGGAAATATAAATATCCGACCGAAGAAGAATATGACATTTTCTTTCCATGCCATCAATATATTGCACAAATATGCGATTACTATAGAAAGGACACTAAAAATATATACGAAGAGCATATTGATTTCTTTAACGCCTTATATAATAGTAATGTTACTGATATTTATGTACATGGATTTTCTTTTGCAGATGTTGATATGTATTATCTAAATAAAATAGTGGAGAAATTAGATGTGTCTAATGTGCGTATTCATTTACATAGCTATAAAAAGGTGGACTTTAAAGTTTTTAAAAGGAAACTTATAAACTGTGGATTTTGTGATGATAAAATTATTCCATTTAGATTATCTGATATCAATGACGAAGATTAAAAATATCAATTATCGAGTAAAGGAAAGTGTGATATCATAGATATATAAGTAAGTATAAGATTCCCACATTTCCCATCCATAATATGTTATTATGATATCAGTGAAAAGTATATCAGCGTGCGCTTGGCTAAGGCTGGGCGCATTTTTCGTGGGTGAATTTATGGAAAATAAAACTGATAAGTCTTTAAAGATTAAAAAAGATTCTATATGGAGAGACCGGAATTCCCAACATCCTGAGTGGAAGTGTTCCAGTGGAGTGGTTTTTAAAACTAAGAAGGTGAAAAGCGGATGAATAGACGTAGCTTCGTAGATATCTGTAAAGGATCATTTGGGCGAAAGGTAGCTTATACTGGCGCTTCTGTTATCACACATGAAAATGTTTTAAAAGTAGTAGGTAAAGCAGTCGGCGTCTTGAACTATAACAGACCGTTCATTCGATACCTACATGATTATTACATGGGAGATCAACCAATTCTTTACCGAGAAAAAACAGTACGTCCAGAAATTAATAATAAAACGGTTGAAAATCATGCTTTAGAAATTGTTCGTTTTAAAGCAGGGCAAACATACGGCGAGCCTATTCAATATGTAAGCCGCAAAAAGGATGATGCCATCAATAAAGCTGTTGATGCTCTTAACGATTATATGAGAGACGCTCATAAGCAGGCGAGAGACATAGAACTCGGTACATGGCAAAGTTCTGTTGGAACCGCTTATAAGGCAAGTTTAAAGGCTGAAAAAAATAGCCTCATACCATTTAGGATTCACGTCCCCACACCTTTGAATACGATAATTGTCTATTCGCTGGAAGATGGACGTGATATGCTTTCTATTCAGCAGCTAAAAGATGAAAATGAGGAGCAATATTATCTTTGTTTCTCAGATGATAAATATTTCATAATTAAAAATGGCCAAATAACTAAAGCCGGCATAAATGGGTTTGGAGGAATTCCCATAACGGAATATCCAAACAATCCGGATCGATTATCAGATATTGAAATTGTTATTACAGCACTGGATCAAATAAATAAAATTCAGTCTGACCGAATGAATGGTATAGAACAGTTTGTCCAGGCGTTTATGCTATTCAAAAACTGTGAAATCAACAAAGATGAATTTATAGAAATGAGCCAGTTGGGAGCAATACAGGTTAAAGATTCAACGCAAACCAATAAGTCTGATGTTAAACTTATGACTGCTGAGCTTAACCAGGAACAAACTCAGGTATCAAAAGATGATGTGTACCGTCAGGTTCTTGTGGTTGAAGGAATGCCAGATCGTCAGCAAAATTCCGGAGGGGATACTGGTCAGGCGGTGTACCTTAGAAATGGCTGGGATTTTGCAGAACAAAGGGCAAAGCTTGATGAACCATTTATCATCGAAGCGGAAAAGAAGCATTGTCAAATTGTTTTAAACATCATCAAGCAAACAACGAATGACGTTCCTTTGACTGTAAGGGATTTCGATGTAAAGATTACACGAAATTCTACGGATAACATGCTTGTCAAAGCTCAATCCTTAGATTACTTATTGAAAAATAAAGTAAATCCGTTAATTGCTTTAGCCACTTGCGGTTTATTTGGAGATCCTGAAAAAGTATGGATAATGAGCAAACCATACATGGATACCATATTTAAAACTCAGGATCAGCTTGATGTTGAAACAGAAAAACTGAGAGCATATGAGTTGTTGAAGAATCAACCGAATAATTCAGTTAAAACAGGAGAAGCGTAGCTGCTTTTCTTTTTTTATTTAAAATTTGGAGCCATCCGTAAATGGCAAAATCCAGCAGGTGCGACCTGCGTAACCAAAAGCGTGGATAAAAGGAGGAAATTATTATGACTAGAGAACAGGCTAAAAAGAATTTAATTGCCCTTGGAGTTGCTGAACCGACCGATGATCAGGTTACGAACTACCTAAATCAGCATAACGGAGAAGTGAAAAAAATCCAAGACGATGCTGATAAATGGAAAGAAGAAGCTAAAAAGGCTGGGGACCTGCAGACAAAGCTTGATGAAATTGAACAGCAGAATCTTACAGAACTGGAAAAGGAAAAGAAGGCAAGGGAAGCAGCCGAAAAAGCTACTGCAGAACTACAAAAACAGCTTACACAATCAGCTGTTCAAGGTATTTTTGCAAAGGCTAATTTATCCGGAGATGAGTTTTCAGGAATGCTGAATGCTTTATCTGCTTTGGGTTTGGAATCTGCCAAGACCAGTGCGGAAGCATTTGTAGCCGGGATTTCTAAGCGTGATGAGGCAAATAAAACTCAATGGCAAAAAGAAACTTTCGAAAATACACCGAATCCGGGCGCAGGAGATCCACCGGCAAATACGGACCCGGGCAAGAAGAGTGCTGCAGCCGAATATGCAAAACAGTATTGCCAGAATAAAAATCCGCAGCCGGTTGCGACACCTATTGTCGGTACTCAGCCGGGAACATTAATTTAAGGAGGACATGAAATGGCTTACATGAAAGTAATTCAGGGAGAAATACTCCCCAATTTTTTGGAAAGTGCTGTAGGACTGGTACAGAAAACTGAAATGGTTACTCAGGCTATGGCTACCACTGTAGACAGCAAAAAGCTGATTTACGGTGGAACGGCGTTTCCATCTAATGATGGTAATGCAACAGGCATTATTTTCGAGACTGTCGATATGACTGACGATACAAAGCGTCCTACAAGTGTAATAAAAGCAGGAAGAATTTATGGAAACAGATTAAAGACCGAATTAACATCGGCAGCCAAAACAGCTTTGGCAGCAAAAGGGTTTGTAATCCTTGATGCTCCCGAAGTTGAATTTTAATCAGGAGGTACTGAGATGCCATTTAATGTATTGGACGCTATTAGCGTAGAAGAAAGACTTAACTTTGCTCAGAACTTTGCAGTTGCGAGACCGACTGTTCTGGATACCATTTTCCCGGATATTAAGACTCAGCATTTCAAAGCAGAGTATTACAGATTGATGCAGGGGCAGAACCTGCCGACACCGGCGTTTGTACATGCTTTGGATACTGAAGCGCATATCGGCACCCGGCCTACATTTGAAAAGGTGCTGACTGAAAAACTCTTCATCAAAGAGAAAATCAATCAGTCAGAGCAGCTGCAGATGTACATTACCAATGGCGTGCCTGATGATGATGGTTTAATCAAGTGGGTATTCGATGATATGGGACGTTTGTCCGACAGTGTCGTCACCAGAACCAAGATCGCTAAAGGAAATCTAATGAGTACAGGAATCATGAAAATCAAGGAGAACAACCTTGATATGACTATTGATTTCGGAATTCCTGCTGAGCAGAAAATCAACTTTGGCAACTGGTCTGATCCAGAGTATGATATCTTTTCTGATATCCAGAAAGCCGTTAAAATCCTTAAAGATCAGGGAAAGATTGCTAATCGTATGCTGACCTCTGACACACAGGTACAGCGTATCAGGAAAAACAAATCTATGCAGATTGCTATTTATGGTGCAACTAATGTAGGTAAATTGGTCACCATGGCTGAACTACAAAGAATGTTACAGGAAGAGTTTAAGTTGCAGGTGATTTCTTGTGATGAAATGTTTGCATACGTGAATTCTAGTGGTACAAAGGCAAATAATAGATATTTTGATGAGGATAAGGTAACGTTTTATACTGCCGATGTTTCTGGAAGTGCAGGTATTGGTCTCTGGGGCCCAACACCTGAAGAGGCTGAGTATGCTGCATTTCAGGAAGCTTTGGAAAAAATGTTTGTCACAGTGACTATGTGGTCAACACAGGATCCGGTAGCCAAGTGGACAAAAGCTTCCGGCATGTTTATTCCAGTATTACCTGATCCCTATGGGATTGTAATTGCAACTGTCTTAACTGGCTCCGGAACGCTAGGAACTTTGACGGTTAATTCCGTAGCAGGTACAGCTTCTGGTGATACCAAGGTAACTATTACCCCCGCAAAATCAAGCGGAAATCTTTATAAATACAAAATTGCTGATGCAGCTACCACAGTAATTTATGGTCAGAATGTTCAGACGTGGTCAGCTTGGGACGGTAGCGCGGACATCACAGCTACAACTGGTAAGATTATTACCATTGTTGAATGTGATTCCACATATAAAGCCATTAAGGCTGGTAACACCACAGTAACAGCTAAAGCTTAAGAAAGGCGGTGAAGTGAGTGGAGACGGATATTCTGGCTGATGTAAGTACATATCTTGGTGACGAAGTAAGCGAACAGGATAATCCGGTTCTGCTCATTCTCATTAATCGGGCAATTCGCAAGATATGCTCTAAGCGTTATCCTTATGGGTATACTGACAAGCAAAAGGCAGCGGCGGTTTCAAAGTACCGAGATATGGTCTTTGATGCCGCTGTTTATTATTGGGCGAAGCAGGGAAGTGAGGGGCAGAGTTCTCATTCTGAAAACGGGATATCCCGGGGATACCAGAGTGAGGATGACCTTTATTTTGATGTGGTGCCTATGGCAAAGACTTTATTATAAGATTTTAAGACGGTGCGTGTCTGGTTAACCTCCCGGCCGGACGCAGGGTGCATATCAGAACAATGGTGGTGGGCAGGTGTGCTTAATATGTCTGGGAGGACAGGGAGAATGATTATGACCAAAATGGAATTAAATGATACAGCAGAAATGATGAACAGTGCAGATTACAAGGAACGTTTCAGAGCTGAATATTATCAGATTGTTATTCGATATCAGAAACTGAAAACAATGCTTGAAAGATGGGATAAGGGAGAATTGGGCTTTAAACCAACTTGCCCGAGAAGCACTTATAATATGCAGATTTCTGCTATGACTAATTATATTGCGGTTCTGGAAGCAAGAGCAGTTATGGAAGGTGTGGAACTGTAAAGAGAGGAAATGTCCTTTCTTCTTCTTGGGTGTGGGTGAAATGACATGAGAGGGTTAAAACGTAATCAGAAAACATTATATTATCAGCTTTATTCAGAGCATATTCCAGTCTATGAAAAAGACTTGGACGGCAATATCATTCCTGATCCAGTGACCGGAGAACCACTCCTTACTGGCGATTATACGGTCGGGTATGCCGACCCGGTGGAGTTTAAGGCAAACGTGTCCCCTGCCCGGTCAGAAGCTCAAACAGAGCCTTTCGGGGTGTATACCGATTATGATAAAGTGATTTGTTCCTGTGACCTTACTCTTCCGATTGATGAGCTGTCGCAGATATTTGTTGACCGGAAACCGGCGGACGGCAAAGGAGCGGATTATAAGGTTGTCAAAGTTGCAGGAAGTTTGAATTCCTTATTGTATGCAATTAAGCAGTTGCCAGATGGAAGTGCAAAAAATGGCTAAGATAGTTATGAGAGGAAACTTCTCCTCAAAAGGAATCCAGTACATCATAAATCAGCTTGAACGGTATAAAACTAACTTACGCCAAAAAGCAGAATTGCTTTGCCGGCGCCTGGCAGAAACAGGGCAAACAGTAGCTTTGCAGAGCATTAATGATTCACCCTTGGGTAAGACTATAACCCTGCGAATAGAAATGTCTCCAAAACCTGATGGTTGTAAAGCAATTCTGGTAGCTGCTGGGCAAACGAAGTCTAATGACTTCGGGGTAATTTCGACTTTACTCCTTGTTGAGTTCGGAGCCGGTATACGGTTAAATTCCAATGAGAATCCTAAAGCTGGTGAATTTGGTATGGGTGTTGGTACATATCCCGGGCAGATTCATGCGTTTGACCAGAATGGCTGGTATTATTGGGGAAAAGATGAAAAGTGGCACCATACATACGGTACGAAAGCCACAATGCCTATGTATAATGCTTCTGTGGCAATCCGTACACAGGTGGCAGCAGTTGTAAAGGAGGTTTTCCAATAATGCTTGATATTTCCTCTTTGGTTTACACTCGACTTGTTAATGAGGCGCGTTTGAAAAAATATCTTTCAGGAAGCGGAACTACCAGGAACGATACGCCTTCAGTCTTTCCCTACCTTTATTTCAAAAGTCTGGGACAGCCGACAACAAGCAGTTCCCTACAGAACAAGCAGTGTTCCATATCAGCGGACTTTGAAATTACCATGTATGATTCCAGTTCAACCAGCAAAGCAAAACAATTGATTTTTCTAGCGGCTGATATCATGACAGAACTGGGATTTGTTTTAAAATACGGACCGCTGGAAGTGGACCGTTCAAGCACATCAGAAGCGTATCGTTGGATCGCAAGGTTTCATAGGACCTATTGCGAGGGCGATTTGATATAAAAATCATAGTAGAACTTTTCCTATATGGAGAGGTTCTTTTTTAATTTAAAAGGAGGAACAAACCCATGGTAAAAGCAATAGATTTAAGCACTGCTGGTATTCACGTTGGATACGCCATTGAAACTACTGCAGGGACAAAACCTACGGCATTTATTGATATTCCAAACCCTAAGAGTATCCCGGATTTTAATCCGGAGGTTGGAAGTTACGATGTAACATCTCTAAATGATACTGTTTGGAAACGATATATTGATGGTCTTAAAGATCCTGGTGGCGCGCTTGCAATTACATTCGGCATGTCTCAGGTATTCCTTGATTTATGGGAAGAATTATGCGATGCCTACGAAACGGCAAAAGAATCAAATAAACGGATGTGGTTGGAATTTTATCACCCAAGACTAACTAAGGCCTTTTTCTTTACTTGCGTGCCGGCTAGACTTGGTTGGTCCGCTTCTGATGTTGACAATGCATGGGACACAAGTGTTTCTGTAACACCCACGGGAGAAATTGGTTGGAATACACCAATAGTTCCTACAGCAGCGACTGAATAAATTGAGGTATCAAACGGGAGGTATTAAAATATGAAGACTCTAACAATCGGAGGAAAAGATTATAAAATTGAGTTTTCCTTTGAAGCAGCTGAACACAAGAATTGTGTTGACAAGGCTTTTAAAGTTGTATCTGGATCTTATATGGTCCGTCGTGGCAATTTTGGTGAGGATGATAAGCAGGGCATGATGGAAATGGTGATAGATGGCACTGCTGATATGGTGTCTGATATGCCATTGGTTGTTCCGTCTTTTTTATATGCTGGTCTATTAGAGCATAACCCGGTTTCCGATGAGGCAGAAGCAAAAGGGTTGTTTAAGCAGTTTATAAAAGAAAATCCAGAAGATGATCGTGCATCCTTTTATGGAATGTTTGATTTCCTTAAACAGTGTATGGAAGAAGACGGTTTTTTCAAACTGACCGGATTGGACAAACTGGTAGAAAAAATGAACCAGGAAGCAGAAGCGAAGTCCAAATCTGTGAAGACTCCTCAGGATCGCAAAAAGAAATCGACTGGCACAAAATAATATGGGAGCAATATCTGCCTGAAGCTTTATTAATGGGTGTACCCTATGATTTATTCTGGCATTTGAATCCCCGGAAGTTGCTTCCATTTGCTGAAACATATCGAAGAAAGAGACAGCAACAAAGTGATGATATGTGGCTTATGGGTCAATATGTTGCATCGGCTTTGGACGCTACCGTATGCAATGCCATGCCATTCATAAAACGGAAACAAAAAGGTAAATATTTAGAGAAGCCAATAAGAGTAGTCCCAATGACAGAAGAAGAGAAGAAGATTGAAGAAGAAAAAGAATTAGATAAATTCCTATCATTTTTTAATGAAATGAATATCGATGAAAATAATAACTGTTCAAAAGGCGAGTGATAATCGAAAATTCACTCGCCTTTTTTTGTATGTGTAAGGGGTGGTGAATCATGGCGGATGTAATTGATGATCTGAAAGTCCAAATAGATGCCAGTACAAACAATGCTGATGCTAAAATAGATAAATTTATACAAAAGATGATATCTCTGCAGTCTGCTATATCTGGAATTGAAATGTCCGGTGCAAGTCAGATTGCTTCTGGAATTAATCAGATTTCAAACTCAATCCAGAATTTTTCTAACAATACAAAAACTGCTGATTTTTCGAGAATAACAAAAGGATTAAATAAACTTGGAGCAGTTGATGTTCAGGGCGTCAGCAATGCTTCCAGGGCAATGTCAACCTTATCGGCCAATTTAAGTAATATGGGAACCGTTTCTTTTGATTCGCAAGGGATAATTAATCTCGCGTCCTCTATTTCTAAATTAGGCGGCAAAACAGTCACTCAAGCGGCCCAGAATATTCCTTTACTTAAGGGCAGTTTGGAAAGTTTTATACAGACAATGAATGGGCTTAATTCAGTAACATTTGATGCTTCTGGATTAAATACGTTGGTAGTCTCTATTTCCAAATTAGGTAGCAAGTCAGCAGGAAATGCCATTCCCAATATTCAGGCCCTTGGCGTTGCATTAAAAACCATGATGCAGACATTATCTGGTGCGCCGCGAGTAAATAGCAACCTCATTCAAATGACTAATGCCCTTGCAAACTTGGCATCTAATGGTTCTAAGGTTTCGAGTGCAAGCCGTTCCATGAGCAGTAGTCTTAATTCATATTCTAATAGTGCAGGGAGGGCTAAAGGAAACACCAAAGGCCTTGCTTCTCAAATTGGGATGCTTTATGCGAAATATTTTATGCTTGTTCGCGGTGCCAAGGGAATGTGGAAAGCAATTGACTCCTCCATGGATTACATAGAGACGTTAAATTACTTTGATGCTGCATGGGGACAAGTAGCTGATAATGGTATAAAAAGTTGGAAAAAACAAGGATATGATTCTGCTGAAGCATACGCCAAGTCATTTACCCAACGAGCTCAGGAATTAACAGGAAAGATGTCAGGATTCGTAGCCGATAACAACGGCAACCTGGTATCTACGGGGATGCCGAGTTTGGGTATAGATCCGGAAAGGCTTATGAACTATCAGGCTACTTTTGGGCAGATGGCTTCCTCTATGGGTGTAGCTTCCGAGACTGCGCTGCAGCTGTCAAATGCGCTTACTATGATTGGTGCCGACCTTGCTTCTGTCCGTAATTTGAAATTTGAGGACGTATGGAATGACATGGCTTCTGGTATGGTTGGAATGAGTCGTACTTTAGATAAATATGGAGTAAATATCCGTAATGTAAACTTGCAGGAAAAGCTAAATGAACTTGGGATAAAAGCTAAAATAACAGCTTTAAATCAGCAGGATAAAGCATTGTTAAGGACTATAATTTTATTAGATTCCACTCGTTATGCTTGGGGTGACCTATCAAATACACTTGGTCAGCCAGCGAACCAGTTAAGGCTGTTACAATCAAACTTTGAGAACTTGGCCAGAACTGTCGGCAGTATATTTCTTCCTATTGTAACAAGCATTTTACCCTACGTGAATGCTCTATTAATAGCTGTACAGCGCCTGTTCGCATGGATAGGCAATCTGCTTGGGATTAAAATTGGCGATATGGGTATGTCAATAGGTTCTGCAGCTGTAGACATGAGCAGTATGGAAGATGCCGCCGAAGATGTTGCTGGAAGTACTGGTGATGCGGCTAAAAACACAAAGAAAATGTCTGATAATTTACAGTCATTTGATAAATTAAACGTTGTCTCAACCAAAAGTTCATCAGGCGATAAGGAATCTGGAAAGGTAGCACCTGGCATTCTTGATGACGCCTTTTTAAATGCTTTTTCAGAGTACCAAAAGTCATGGGATACCGCTTTTGCTAATATGAAAAATTCCGCTCAAGATATGGCAGATGGAATTGAAAATGTATTTGAAAAAATCTGGGATATTGCAGAGCCTACCAGGGAAGCAATGAAGCGCTTATGGAATGAGGGATTTAAAGAATTTGGAGAATTCAGTGCGGATACGCTTAAAGATTTTTATAACAATTTCTTAGTTCCAGTAGGGACATGGACATTGGGAGAAGACGGTCTGGCAAGATTCTTAAATATCACCAATGCCATGCTTAAGGATATTAACTGGACAAAACTCGGTTCAAGTCTCAGCGATTTTTACAAAGAACTGTCAAGACTTACCATCATTACTTTTACCAGTGTCTTAGATTTTTACGCTGATTTTCTAAAACCTATAGCTGTGTGGGGAGTTGGTAACGGGCTTCCTCGTTTGCTGGATATAATGACCAATCTGTCAAAAAAGATAAAGTGGGAACAGTTTATTAGTGCTTTAGATGATGTATACAAAGCCTTATCACATTTGACCATAGGGATTGGCAATGGTCTTATTGGATTTGTTGAGGGATTAGCAAAAGTTCTTACGCCAGTTTTGTCCGGTTCAGTGAGCGCCTTAGCATTAGTTTTAAAAGGTTTCTCGTCCGTAATATTGTCTATACCTCAGGGGACGCTTGTATTTTTAACTGGAGCAATTGCAGGATTTTTGACTACTTTTATTACATATAAAGCTGCAGTTGCCGCTATTGATGCTATTAAGCTTGGTATTACGGCACTGTATGTAGCATTAGATGATTTCTTTATAAAAGCGGTAGGCTGGATAGCTGCAAATCCATACGTGGCGTTGGCCGCTGGTTTAGTAGCAATCGCAGGCGGTTTAATCGCCATGAATCAGAATTGGAAGAGGGAAATGGCAGAGCAATTTTCTGAATTTCAGGAAAGGATAGGTTCTAATACTGATGAATTGAATGATGCGGCCGATGCATTTTTAGATGTGGCAACGAATAGCCGAAAAGTAATTGAAAGTGCAGACCAGGATGCAGAGAAGTTAGATACTCTTGCTCAATCATATTTTTATCTTGCGGATCAAGTCTCTCTTACATCTGCAGAACAAGATCAGTTAAAAAACTATGCTCAGCAATTAATTGATAAGGTACCCGAATTACAGGGAATGATCGATAAGACAACAGGCCGATATACGGCACAGAGAGATGAGATACAAAAGGTTATTGAAAAGCAACAAGAATACTATCAGGTTATGGCATACCAAAAAGTTGTAGAAGAGTATGGGGCTGCTTTATCTGAAGCTAATGTACAAATGGCTATATCTGAAAAACAGTACGAAAATAATAAAGCAAAACTTGGTGATTTGCAAGGAGCTATGGATAGTCTTACAGGAAGTTACGAAGATCAGAATATATGGTATGAAAAAAATAAGGAATCGTTAGAGAAATATGGTATCTCTATGGATAGCAATAAATCAATTGCTCAACAGCTGGCCCAGCAGATATCTTTTTATGAACAGGAATTAGGAAAGTCCACAGAAGCGCAAAATACTGCAAAGAAAGCTGTTGAAGATGCCAATTTGGCGTATGGTACTGCCAATGAGATATTAACCGGGCATAAGAAAAAATATGAGGAATTGGAAAGTACTATTAATTCTATGAACTTTGGTAAAGTTACAATTGACGCTTCAAAGGCTATTGATGATCTTGGTGGAGTGTTTGTTAACGGTAAGCAAGTTGTTGGAGAAGCTGCCGTAGAACTGTATCGGTCAATAATAGAGGCTTATGGCAATACTGACAAAGATATGTATGATCTTGGCGAAAAAGGTGTTGTTCAGTTTGGACAGGGTGGTAAAAATGGGGTTCCTGAAGCCGTAAGCACTATGAATGAGGAACTTTGGGCCAAAGTAAAAGCTGATTATGAATCCAAAGGATACCAAGTGTCTTATGACGGGGGCAAACTGTTAGTAAAATCAATTGGTGATGGAGGGAAGTCAGGGGCTCAGGAAACGGCAAATGCTGTCACTGATGCTGTCACTGGTGGAATAAAGAGCGAAGAGAATACCACGAAATTTATTAATTCCGGTATTTATGGAGCCAATAAGGTCTTAGAAGGTGGTAAATCCTTAAATACAGAACTGCAAAATTTAGGGTCCGGTTGGGCGGCTTTTTCCAACGAAGGATTAAGGCAGAAGTTTGAAGAATTACAAAAGTCAGGAACTCCTTCTATATTAAGGAATTGGGCGCAAGTTGGAATTATCAATCCTTTTACAGATATTATGGGAATCCATTCGCCATCTACCGTATTTGCTGGGTTCGGCAATTTTATCGTACAAGGTTTAAATGACGGTATTAAAAATAATCAGGAGAGTAGTAGGGGGATAATAAGTACATGGGTTGGAAATATCAAGGATTGGTTTACAGATCTGCTCGATATTCATTCCCCGTCAAAGTTATTCTCTGAATATGGAGTCTTTACCGTAAAAGGGTTTAATGCCGGTATTTCAGATAATATGGATTCATCTTCAAGTCTTATCGAAAAATGGGCAGATAATGTATCCAAGGCGTTTGACATAGCAAATGTAGTTACCCCCAATGTAGGAACTACATACAGTGTTAACCGGGAGTTCTTTGATAAGGTAGATACCAAAGCATCAGTGTCGTTTGACAAAACCACATATGATTTTAAAGCCGGCATTTCAGCAGAGTTAAACGCGGCATTATCTGGTATTATTGATTATGATCGTTTGGGGAATGTTCTGGCCGAGAAACTTGAGAGTGCTAAAATTACTGCAGAATTGGATTCTGATAAAGCTTACAATAATGTAAAGGATAACTGGAGCAAGGAATACTGGCGAAATAAAAAGGCTCCGGTCCCGATTTAAAATTTATCAAAGCCGCCAGTGGTAAATAATTCTGGCGGCTTTTAATATGTTTCAATGATAAATAAAGGATATTAAAATATTTTCATTTATAAAAGATATGAACGTACTATACAACAAATACCATTAAACCATTGTATTTAAAGCGTTTCACTAATTTGTGAAAAAACTGTGAATGAATAATGGTGGTGTTTTATAAGCGATTATAGCTGATGTATGTATATTAGCAGATTATAGATGAATAAATATTAATAAAATGCAGTTTAAAATATCACTGGTAGTAACGTGCTTTTTTAAATTAATATCCAGCAAAATACTAACTGCTAATTGCATCTGCTGAAATTTCTTCTCCTCGAAAAAAGGTGGACATGGGTTGGGAATGGCTTTCATATTAGCAAAATTAGGATTTGATGTTTTAGCGCACATTGAAAACTTAATATTGATAGTTAGTAAGTTTGATGGTAGTCTGTTAATTGTAGCATTTATGTTTAACTAAAAAATGGAGGGGGAAGATGCAAGAAATAGTCGAGAATTTTATTAAAAAATATAATCTGTCCTGTGGCGAAAAAATTAGATATATAGATTTGGTTAGTGAAATTGGAGAATTGGGAAAGGAAATTATCAAAAGCTGCAATTATGGAAAGATAGAGTCTTCATATACTGTTGAAGCCGAAGAAGAGATGGGGGATTGCCTCTTTGCATTAATTGCTTTATGCTGCGAGATGAATATTGATGCGAATTCAGCTTTGAATAACGCTATGGTAAAATACAAAAACAGATTTTCTGTTAAAGGTGAAATAAGTTCAGGTAAATGAGAGTATGAAGAAAACTACTAACTATCAGTATTGAGTTAGTAGTTTTTTTGTACTTAAAATGTAATAAGTTATTTCACAAAACTGAAATTTTATTGCTCTCTAAATTATTACAATGTTAAACCATGAGGCTTCAAAGAAAAATGCCCTCAAGATTAATATGAGGACATTTTTCTAACTAAGGTTTAAGCTGTCAACAATACTTCATTAACAACCTATTGTTATTTCCGCATTGCCATCCATAACTTGACACCTTCGTCTATAATGTTGTGTTCATTGATGAACACAACATTATTATGAGCATAATCTATAAAAATATTATGGTAATAACAGTAAATGAAAAAGAGAAGTAAACTATAGAAAATGGTTGAACCAGTAACCTGAAATTTGGTTCACAAAACAAGCATTAGTGAATCTTGATCGAGTGCTAGCAGAATTTGGCGCCACAAGACCAAATATTGCGGAGGTGGAGATTTTTCTAACAGACCCACAAGAACATTTTGAAAAAATCAAACTTCAGTACTTGGTTTTGGCATGTCAGACTCCCAACACTCTGAATGGAAGTGTTCCAGTGGAATGGTTTTTAAAACTAAGAAGGTGAAGAGCGGATGAAAGTCTTTAGTAGCAACTGATTTTTTATTTCATATAATTTTAGTAGTTACTGTTAAAATTCCGTGCGCCAGATGGCAAAGAGGACTATTAAATATGAAATATAAGGTAGCAATTTATTGTGACAAGCTTTATGCAGGCGATATTTTATGGGGCTTTACTGCAGCTGGTCATGAAGCGCAAATAATAACACCGACTTCTATAGAAAATTTTGATAAATTAATGGAATTAATAAATCCTGATTTATTAATTCTTTCCTCCTATATGGGTTATTTTCAACATTCTATGCTTAATCATATTGGTTCCAGAAATTCACCAAATTATAAGTGTGTTTGCTGGGATACCGAAGGAATTGGCCAATACGATTTACAGATGACAGGATTTGAATTATCAAAGCCCGATATGATATTTTCGATTTGTCCTGAAATGCTTGAAAAGCTTAAAAGTAAAAGTATTCCCTGTGAGAGACTTGATTTTGCTTATAATCCAACCATTCATTATCCAAAATCAATATCTGCAAATGAAAATAATACGATTAGCTTAGTTGGAAATGCATGGTTATGGTATTCAAATCATTATCCTGAGCATTTCCGCTATCGTAAAGCAATTCCTATTATATTAAAACCTTTAATTGAAAATAATTATAAAATAGATTTTTACGGTTCTACAGAATATAAGCAGGTTATAAAAAATTTTCTAAATCTCGATGTACCAATGGAATGGTTCAAAGGTACAATTCCCTATGAGAAAACTTGCGATATCTATAATAATTCCTTTATAAATTTAATCACACAAAATCACGATCAAACTATAACAAGACGTACTTTTGAAATTTTAGGCTCCGGAGGTTTCGGGCTTTCTTGTTATAATACTGCTATAAATAATATGTTTGGAAATAGCGGTGCAATGGCTATTGCTAATTCTTCTGATGAGACTCTTGAGTTATTGGAGTATTATAGTAAAAACATAGATGAATATATAAAGGTTCGTAAAAATGCTGTTACAAGCGTACAAAACCACACTTATAAAGAAAGAGCTGAAGAAATAATCAATAAGATATTTATAACAGCAAAATAG